ATGTGTGGACGATTTGCCCAATCACAGACACGCGAAGAATATCTGGCTTACCTTGCCGAAGAAGCTGAACGTGACATCGCCTATGATCCAGAACCAATCGGCCGGTACAACGTGGCGCCAGGGACTAAAGTTTTGCTCCTGAGCGAACGCGACGAGCAATTGCACCTCGACCCGGTTCACTGGGGGTACGCGCCAGGGTGGTGGGATAAACCACCGCTGATTAATGCTCGAGTAGAAACCGCGGCGACAAGCAGAATGTTCAAGCCTCTATGGCAACACGGGAGAGCAATTTGTTTTGCAGACGGCTGGTTTGAGTGGAAGCGTGAAGGAGACAAGAAGCAGCCCTATTTCATCCACCGGAAAGACGGCAAGCCCATCTTCATGGCAGCTATCGGCAGCGTCCCTTTCGAGCGCGGGGATGAATCTGAGGGATTTTTGATTGTCACGGCTGCAGCCGATCAGGGTCTCGTCGATATTCACGACCGCCGGCCACTGGTTCTGACGCCGGAAGCAGCACGCGAATGGATGCGCCAGGATATTGGCGGGAAAGAGGCAGAGGAAATAATTGCAGATGACGCTCTGTCAGCAGACCATTTCACATGGCACCCAGTTTCACACGCGGTGGGTAACGTGAAGAATCAGGGGCCTGAATTGATTGAGGCTATCAAAAGCCTGTAGCTTTGATGACGTCCGGAATCTGCCAGAAGCGGAAGTGACCTGCACCCCGTTGAGTAACAACTGGAGGCTGACCAGCGGATGTAATCCGTCTCAGGACTCGATAATCGAGCGGATGATGATCAATCGATTTATTTCATAAGCATCAGATTGACTTCAATCTGATAAAATTGACATAATTTAAACGGATGGGGCAGGTTCTTCCTCTTACTAATGTAAGGGCGGCTCTGATAATGAACGGCAACCTTTGCTGTTGAGCGTTAAGCTTACCGATCCTGCTTAGCAGGGTGTTCAACGATTCCAATCTCTCCTGCCCCCTCCAAATCCCTAAAAAATTAAATGGAGTTTTTATGCGGGACAATATCTGGTTTACATATAAAGCACGCATAAATGCACATCATCGCTTAGAGTGGCTTGAGAAACATTCTCAGTTCATTCTCGTCTGGTATGCCATATTTAGCGCGGTACTTTCCGTCATATCCATACGCTTCCCAAAGGTGCTCGGGGATAATACCGATATAATCGCGTCAATACTTTCTGTGGCTTTGCTAGGTATTTCTCTTGTAGTTTCAAACCTCGATTTTCGCGGAAGAGCGATTTCCATGAGAAGGAACTATCTAGCGTTACAACGGCTGTATGCTAACACTTCTGATGAGGTTCCTTTAACATCTACACAACTAGATAAATACCATGAATTACTCGATGAAGTTGAGAACCATCTTGATATTGATGATAAGGCAGCACGCGTAGCCCAAACAGGACTGAGATCAAGGATCCCTACCGCTGATGAAACGCAGAGTGTTAAGCGCTGGAAAGCGAAGCGATTTATCTTCACTTACTCCTTCTATTTGCTCCCTCTCCTAATTATTTGGATAAACTATGACAGCTAACCGAAAATTCAGAAAGTCTTTTTCGGAACGAAATCTCCTTAAGATATATAAGGAAAGGATAAAAGAATCTGGAGCTATTGGCATTGACCGAGTACGACCTGCCAAACTAGAACCGATAATTAAAAGTGAAGTTAAGTTCATTTCTGAAAAGGTTCAATCTGGTGGCTATAAGTTCACCGCCTATAAAGAAAAACTAATCTCAAAGGGAGCCAACTCAAATCCGAGGCAGATCTCAATACCCACTGCCAGAGACAGGATTACGCTTCGTGCTCTCTGTGAATGCCTTACGGAAATTTACCCCGAATCAAGGTTAAGGCTCCCCCACACAGTCATTAATTCGCTAAAGGCTGCACTGGATAGCGGTCTTTATACAGAGTATGCCAAGATAGATCTCAGGGCTTTTTATCCTTCAATTGAACATAAGCTAATAGCTGATGCGATAAAAAACAAGGTCCGGAAAAATGAGATTAGAAAATTGATAATGTCATCGTTGGTGGTTCCTACCGTAAACGAATTTAAAGGCAGCAAAGGGTCTTCATCAAATACTATAGGAGTGCCTCAGGGATTAGCAATATCAAACATTTTAGCTGAAATTTCCTTATCTATTTTCGACAAGGATATCAATGCAATATCAGATATCTGGTTCATGCGCTACGTTGATGACATTCTAATATTAACTACGGATGGACAAGCAGAATCAATAGCATCTAATGTTATTGAAAAGCTCCAACGTCTGAATTTAAATCCTCATCCATTAAATGATGAGAACTCAAAATCTAAAGCTGGCCCTCTTCGTGAATCTTTTGACTTTCTTGGCTATCACATAAGCCAAGGAGAATTGCTAATTAAACATGAAAGCATTCTCAGATTTGAATCTTCATTGGCTAAAATCTTCACCGCTTACAGACACGCATTAATGCAGGCCAAGAGTAAGTCAGATAAAGAGCGTGCGATAGCTTACTGCCAGTGGAAACTCAACCTTAGAATAACGGGGTGTGTATTCGAAGGGAAACGCCTTGGATGGGTATCATATTTTTCTCAAATAACCACAACATCTCAACTTCGTTCCGTTAACCATACCGTGAGTCATCTCATTCGTCGGTTCAGGCTCTCATCAGATATAAAGCAAAAATCATTAATAAAAACATTCTATGAACTTCGCCGTGGAACTGCCGATACATTCAAATACATACCTAACTTTGATAACCTTGATATAGTTCAGAAGAGGGAACTGGTTTCAATGTGGGTAGGCAAATCCAAAGCAGAAAAAATGAGCAACAGTGAAATCGAAAAGCGGTTTAAATATATAATTGCAAAGTCTGCTAAAGAACTTGAAGAAGACATCTCAGGAATATCATAAAACCAATTACTAACACTCTGCACGCTGACAGAAGAGGTGACCTGCCCCCCGTTGATTCAAACAGAATGCTGTTAGCAATGTCCGCAGATCGCTCTAAGCGGACTGTAGTAACAGCATAACCACTACCGTTAATGGCCGAATCATCTAACTTTGAGCAGGTCACAGAACCTCGTAGTATAGCGAGGCGAAAGCATTTCCCGCTTCATCTGCCAAGCAGTCTGGATCCCCTGCCCTGCAAAATACAGCGTTCCCCTTCCGCCTTTTGCATTGAGATGATCGAGAACTTCCATCAGTTTCTCACTCCCCCTCCGGGGAGCGTTATCATCGAACAGGTTTAGCTGGGCCACTCCCTGACTGTAGAAATCGCCAAGCATCACACCTGCTTTCTGATATCTATGCCCATCTTTCCAGATGGCATCAAGACATTTTGTCGCCGCGGTGATGATGTCCCGGCTATCCTGGGTCGGTGTAAGCAGCTTTAATGATGAGCTGTTCCCGTAATACGGCTCGTTCAGCGCGAAAGGACTCGTTTTGACGAATGCAGAGATAAAGCGGCAGTACTGATGCTCGCCACGGAGTTTCTCCGCGGCACGGGATGCGTATAAGCATATCGCCTGGCGCATCTCTTCGTAGGTGGAAATCCGCTGCCCAAAGCTGCGACTACAGACAATCTCCTGCTTTACCGGCGCGAACTCCTCCAGACCGAGACAGGGTTCCCCGCGTAGCTCCCACACGGTTCGCTCCAAAACCACATTAAAATGCTTCCGGATAAACCTGATATCTGTATCCGCAAGTTGAAGCACCGTTTTAATGCCCATTGCCTCCAGTTTTTTACTGATGCGGCGCCCGACTCCCCAGACCTCATCCACTGGAAGCAAAGCCATCACCTTCCTCTGTCTTTCCAGATTAGACAGATCCACCACTCCTCCGGTCTGTCGCTGCCACTGTTTCGCCGCGTGATTGGCCAGCTTTGCCAGGGTTTTAGTCTGGGCTATGCCGACACCGACCGTGAGGTGCGTCCTGCGCAGAACCGTCTCGCGAATTTCCCTGCCAAAATCGGTAAGATCGCGACAGTTACGAACACCAGTCAGATCGCAAAAAGCCTCATCAATACTGTAAATTTCGCAGTGTGGGGAGAGTTCCTCCAGCGTTGTCATCACTCGGTTTGACATATCGGCATAAAGCTCATAGTTGCTGCTAAACGCGATAATACCGTGCCGGCGAAACATGTCCTTTTGCTTGAAATAAGGCTCCCCCATTTTGACGAAGGGCTTCGCTTCTTGCGAACGGGCGATCACACAGCCGTCGTTGTTTGACAGAACGACCACCGGCCGCCCCTTCAGGTCAGGACGGAAAACAGTTTCGCAGGATGCGTAAAATGAGTTCACATCGCAAAGTGCAAACATCTTAGCCAGCTGATTTAATGATGTACGTAACCACCCCGAACACGTCGAGAGTATCCTCGCTACCGACGACTATCGGCGAATATGCAGGGTTCATTGGGTTAAGCTGAACTCTTGGATGCAGCTGCAGCTTCTTAACGGTGAATTCCCCATCCACAGCAGCAATAACGATATCGCCATGAACTGCTGTTCTTGAGCTATCCACTACCAGAAGATCACCCTCCCCTATGCCGGCGTCTTTCATGCTGTCGCCCGCGGCTTTGACAAAATACGTCGCACTGGGGTGGTTAACGAGCAACTCGTTCAGATCGATACGTTGCTCAACGTAATCCTGTGCAGGACTAGGAAAACCACATTGCACAAGGTCGCTGTACAACGGGAGCAGCATGATCTGACGTAACTCAACGGGCGTGTAGAACTGCATAATAGACTCGCTCACATTTATACTGTTTTTATATACAGTAGTTTTAACAGGGCGACATATCAATATAGGTTCTGGCTATCAATTTACGCCATTGACGTAACATATTGATGTAATAAGTAAGGTAAGTCTTAAAGTGTTTTCAGGCCTTAGCTGTTTGATGGTTTTGCGAACAATGGGAGGTTAAAATTTTTCAGCTATGGCAATGCCTTCATAGCAAATTGCTCACCTGCGATCTCTTGCATACGGTTCGCAGGTGAGCAAACTTAACCGGCTGGAAAATATTTATAAATCGTCTTCACCCCCACCCCTATCACATCGGCTACCTGCTGCCGGGTTGCGCCCGTACCCAACATCCTGCGGCATCGCTCCACAACCTCAGTGGTCATTACCCGGCGGCGTCCGCCTACTCTCCCCTGCTCCCTCGCTGCGGCTAAACCGGCGCGGGTACGCTCGACGATCAGCTCGCGCTCCATTTCCGCCAGGTCGCTCATGACGTGGAAGAAAAAACGGCCTGCTGGCGTACTGGTATCGATGCTGTCGGTCAGACTGCGGAAATTTACCCCGCGAGCCTGCAGCTCTGACACGAGCGTAATCAGATCGCGCACGCTGCGGCCCAGCCGGTCCAGTTTCCACACCACCAGCACATCGCCGGGCTTAAGCCTGCGTAAGGCGCGCCTCAATCCCGGCCGTCTGGCATTTTTTCCGCTCGCGGTATCTTCAAATATCTGTACACATTCTGCGCGAAACAGTGCTGTTTTCTGCAAATCGAGGTTTTGATCCCCTGTTGAGACCCTGGCATAACTAATCCGCATGATGTAACCCTTTGAAATAGCTGATTGTAAAAAGCCCCTCTCTTTCGCTCAAACCCTCGTTTGGGCGAAGTCTCTTTTTGGAGCAAAAAACATGGCCTTAACCCGGAGCTGGGGAGCACGTCTCCCGCTGTGCTGCTCGGTAATGCCGAATAGCACCTCACAGGCTAGTCGTGGTGACCAAGTGTCAGCCAAAACACTTACTTCAACGTTCAAGAAAGCACGGGATAAAAGCGGTCTTACATGGGAAGAGGGAACAGCACCGACTTTCCATGAACAGAGATCTCTTTCCGAGCGCTTGTATCGTGAGCAAGGGATAGACACCCAGAAACTATTGGGCCACAAAACAATGAAAATGACTGACAGATACAATGATGATCGCGGTAAAGAGTGGATCGTTGTTGGTAAAAAAGCAGTATGATCTTCAATCAGTTTTGGGGAAGCCTCCGCACACTCCAAAAAAAACGGGAGCCCATCGGCTCCCGCTTTTGCTTAATCCACCAAGGGGATTACATGTTCGCGATAATCGCGTCGCCAAACTCGCTACATTTCAGCAGTTTAGCGCCTTCCATCAGACGTTCGAAGTCATAGGTTACGGTCTTGGCGGCGATAGCGCCTTCCATGCCTTTAACGATCAGGTCTGCGGCTTCGAACCACTGCATGTGACGCAGCAGTAGTTAACTAATAACATTATTATTTATTGATTTAAAAAGAAAAATAGGTATTTTTGATACGTGGTTAATGTTTTTAGTCTAAGCCCTAACCTATTGAAATTCATTAGTATATTTTCAGTTTTGATAACCGGCTTTGAGTCTTTCTGCTCATCTGGATAGTGAATTATTAGCCAATAATACTCACTCCCTGTGAGTCGGGTTAAATATTTCCGGTGTTATAAGTCATGATTTGAAAAGAAAATAAAAAAGCCTCGGAATCCGAGGCTTGCATTGGAACCAGCAGCGCCATTATATTATTTAATTACTACCTACCATGTAATGATTGCTCTTTTCCAAACCATCTTCCCTTTTTTTTCTTCTTTTATATGTAGAATCCTTTTCATAATAAAATATAAAATAAGAGAAAACGCTATGATAGCAATATATGTCCCGATGCCGAAAGACACCAGAAACACAACCAAGATCCCAAAGAGCGCTACCAGTAAAGATGTGCAGATAGATATCAAATTAATTGTCTTGCGTGCGTCTCTTGATACATAACCTTTAATCTTAAATGCATGGCAACTGTGGCAGTGGTCCTCATTAATTAAAATTGCACCACAAAATGGACATTTATCATCTTTTGTTGTCATTTATTTTAAATCTCGACATAATAGTAATCACTCATCCACAACCTTCCCTGGCAAGCGCAATCAACAACAGAATGTACTTTATTTTTTTGTTCTATTGTCTCAACTCCCTCAACAATCACGAAATTGCAGTATGATTTTATTTTATTTATTATTTTAAAGAATTCGCTCTCACTCTGTATTTCCCAGAAGTAATCTTTATCAATTTTTATACATTCAAAATCAAACATATCTATAACTGTTAAGCTTGTTAAGCCACTCCCAAAATCATCCAGCCATACTGGACACAATTTTGAAAGACACTTTAAGTCAACCATACAGCATTTAGTATTGAATTCATGAAAATGCTCGTTAATCTCAAAAGCAATGTTTTTTTGGTTTTTTAAGTAATCACCAATATATTTATCGTTCAAAATACAATCGCTAATAAGACTGTCAACATTCAACGAAACTGGCTTGAACTTCAATTCTGATGCATCAAGCTTTTCAATTGTCAATATCTGTTTCTTAAACACATCGATTTTTTCTTTATCGCTTAATGAAGTGAAACAAAAACCACTTTCATTAGCAAGGTAATCATTGCAGTCCTTTTTTTTAACATTTTTCGTGAGAATTTCCCAAGAATGAATAGAACCATCTTTTTTAAAAGATGGTTCTAAAACAAATCTACAGGAATCTATTTCCATACTGTTCTTTATCATTAAAAAACACCGGAACTAGGAATAATCCTAATCGTGTCATATTTAGAAATCAAAGGAAAATAGTTTAAAATGATCGATAACGATCGAACAATAGGCGAAAGCTATCACATTTCTTAAATTGATCGATTATTCAAATCAAATGACTTAAATGGGAAAAAAAAGAAACATGATTTCAATATAAATTTGAATAAAATCATATTGTTATGGAACGACAATACTTTAGTGGCATGTATCAAACGTTAGTTGAGAGGGGTCTGTGGTTCCGAGGAAATGTATCCGTATTGGCAATGCCGATAATAAACTATCTTAAAAATTTATATGTATAAAATCATGAGAAAAGAAATCATTTCATCTTCAATTATTCGGCATGCAATATCCATTCTTCCCGTTACGTTTAACTTCATATAGCATTTCATCAGCCTCTTTGATCCACTCGATGATTGATTCTTTATTTTCTGCACAAGAAATACCGATACTGACAGTACAGTAAATATCGTTGTGAGAAGGTAATGAAAGATCTTTAATTTTTTTCTGAATTATATGAACCATAGCTATAACAAGCTTGCTATTACTATTATTAACAATAATAGCCAACTCATCGCCACCAAATCTTGCTGGTACGTCCTTCTCGCCAGCACACTCTCGTAATATTGTTGATATACGAGATAACACCGCATCACCTACTTCATGGCCATAGGTATCATTAATTTTTTTAAAATTATCAACATCAATGAGCATAAGATAAGAATGAATTCTCTTTTTACGCGTTGCACGAAAAGCACTTTCCATTTTTTGCTCAAAAAAACGGCGATTTGGTAGATCTAAGCCAGGATCCATCAGAGCCTGTTTTTCCAGTAACTCCCTTCTTTTCCTCAACTTTATAGATAAGTGCCTTGAAACAATACTCAGTACTATGGGATAACAGGTCGCCAAGGGTAAAGAAAGCAATACTGTTCGGGTACTGAATTCTATAGTATATCTGAAATCATTTGCTAACCAAACTGTCAGGAAACTAATCATCATCCATATTAATGCTGGTTTTAAAATTTTCCATCCACCAGCAGCATAGCGATCAGCTATTTGAACTGAGATTATGAATAATGATGGAATTGGACTAACTTGCATTACAGCTATCCAGATCCCAGCCCAGAATGAATCAAGTATCATATTCTTTTTTTCAGTACTCAGCATATCCTTCGACACCATGCTTGCAAGATAAGCAACCGATGGCCAGATTAGTGCATTCAGAATTAACAAGGCTATTGTTATTTTTTGATGTGACTGTTCCTGGAGGACTGAATATATAGGAAGAAAGCAAAGAACGACACCAATCTGACGTAAAAAATATACTCGCTTAATGAACGATGAATTTCTATCAGATATGTATTTTTCATCCGGGAAATTTGTTAACATAGAAAGCCTATTACAAATCACTAAGAGCCGCCATCACTTTAACCCACTAAATAACAAGATAAAACCGCACTGCATTACAAAGTTATAACACGGATGTGAAAATTACAAGATTGCACTTCAATTAATGATAAACGTATCAATAATAACATTTGGCATCCATTTTTTTGAATCTATCCTCACGATTTATATCTGCTGCATATTAATTCTTTAGGATCATATTCTTAAAAATTAATTTCTATTGGAATTTAGCACTACCAAATTATTAATTTTGGTAGGTCATTAAAAAATAACACAACATCTGACCAGTAAAACTTTACTTGAACTTACTTATCGTTTACTGCAAATTATTCTGTGATGTACACAGCAATTAATGTCGTTTCAGTTGCCCCCGGCAAGTGCCTCCGGGGGATTTTTTATGTTCCTCAACTTTCTAGTGCGTCAACTCGCCTAATCAAATCCTGCACAACTATTACCAAATCGGCGATGATCGCCGTGTAATCTACATTCATCACCCTGAGTTTTTCGCCATCAATCTCCTGCTCGATGCCGAGAAAAGTATACAGTTCGTCAGCTTTTTCAGCCTGCTGAGCGATAAAACCGCGCCTCCGGCGCGTTTCGCCTTTCATATTGAACTCGCATACCCCGAGCGCATTAATGCGCCTGGAAGCCCCTTCCCGTGGTGCCGTGAATGCATCTTTCAGCCGTACATCTGAGCCAGTGGTCAGAACGTCACCCTTACCGGTGGAGATCGTGCCGCCAGCGCGAAAGATCCATGCGTCCGTCCGCCCGAAGCCATCAGCGTAAAGCACAAGCCGGTGCTCAATCCCGACCTGCTCTTCCATGTACATCTGCACGTAAGCGCCGTCCACGTCACCATAGGCCCCGCGCCCGGCCATCAATGAGCGTACCGGACTGGAGGTCAGTTGCGTTCCGATGGCTGGGTTGGCTGGCATGGTCGATGATGCTGTGATCCTCCCGTCCGTTACCCAAAAACTTTGTACCTGCGCGTTCAGGCGGTTCTGCCTGTCGTGGATAAGGCGAGCGGTATAATCCGCACTGCTGCCGTTGTAGTGGAAGTCAATGTAAGGCGTGCTCATTGACAGCTCGATCGCCTGCGTCAGAACCTTCCCCTTTGACGTGTTATCGATGTTGCCGCCAGCTGATAACCCACCGGGCAAAGTCGTCTGGTTATCGGTCCCAATAACGAGGATGTCATCAAAGGTATCTGACGGTGACACAGTGGTCGCTCTTGAACGCTGAACTCTGAACGGTGTTCCCGAGCCAACGGCAATTGTCCCGCCTTGCCCCTGTTTTTTGAGCAGAGCCAGATCTGAGTTCTTACCGAGAATAAAACCGGCATTATCGCTGGTTATAACCTGCGAGCCGTCGAGTTTGTTTCCTCCGGTGAGTTTTGCCAGCGCGTTAAGATCCGATGCCTTCGCCATCCCGGCTATTGCCGGCACGGTCACCTGGTTTCCGGTGATCGGGTCAGTCAGGGTGATATTGCCGCTGCCGGTCAGGGCCATCGACCAGCCCTCCACCACACTACGCCAGAATGCAAATGCGCTGGCCAGCTGGTTAGCAAACGACGAGGTGCTGGCGGTTTCAGCGGTAATAATGCCGTAACTGGCACCGGAAAATGCGGTGGTGATATTCCGGGTCAGCGTCAGTTGCGTGTCGCTGTCCACAGATTTGATCGCATACAGGTCAGCACTACCGCTGCGGTAGACCACCAGAATCGACCCGGGCAGTATCCCCAGCGCCTCCTGTGACCATTTTGTTGTCGCACCTGTCACCCGTGCCTGCGACGCTGCACCCGTGACGGTGCCGACTTCATACATCGCCATAATAAAGTTCCTCCTGGATGGTTTTCCCTGGAAAAAGAAAAGGCCCCTTACGGGGCCTCTGTTAGCTAAATGAACTGCTGTCCGTCCGAAATGCGGTTGCGGTGATGTTCTCGACTGTGCAGGTGTAATCAATCGCGGCAGTACGACCTGACGCTCTGATAAAGAAGCCGACATTGTTGTAGTCAGCATCCAGGCGCGCGGCAAACCGCAATTCAAAGGCCGTGGTGCCGCCTGTGATATTACCGGCATCGACGAAGATACGGCGGGTTACCTCCTGCCCACCAATGTTGAACGTAATATCAGAGGTATACCCCAGGCCACTGCCCGTCCCATAGGTCTGGCACACCAGGGTGCAGGCCAGAACCACTGTCATGCTATACCCCCTGTTCTGATACGCACCGTTCCGCTGTACCGTCTGGTTGCGGCGGAAAGTCAGGCTGTCGTAACTTTTGGCCACCGCAATGTCACCAATGAACGAATCCGCCTGGACAGTGCCACGGAACACGCCGCTATTCGCTTCAACCCTGCCACGGACGATCACGTTATTGAACTGCGAAGAGCCATCCTTGGCGATACGCCAGCCTTGCGAGCCATCAACAAAGTTATTCGAGCGGATCTCGTTACCGATCTTCGCGTTCGTAATGGAACCGTCCGCGATTTTGGCAGAGGTCAGGGAACTGTTTTTGATACGTGCCGTATCGATATACAGCTCATTGCCTTCGGCAACCATCACCGGAACAGCCGTCGCATTATTACGGTTAAACAGCGAGAAGCGGTCAGCGTAGAGGATCATGTCGCTCGTTTCACCATTGCTGCCCAGCGTAATCCCCGCGCCAACATTCTTCCCGTTAACCGTCTCAACCTTCATCGACCACAGCGAACTCACCGTACCATTCACATCCGCCACGGTTTTGGCGGTGTTCTGAACGGAAGCGCTGAGATCCCCGACACTGGATGTCAGGGTCGTCTGCTGCGTTGCCAGCGCCTCCAGTGCCGTTGCATGCGTCTGCTGGGTACTGGTGATACTGGCCACCGATTTAATCGTGTTGTCCAGCGTCGTCTGGTTTTTGATGTTGGCGGCCGCCTGCGCGTCAATCTGCGACTGAAGCGAGGTATTCAGGCTGGCCTGTGTGCTCTGGCTGTCGCTCAGCGTCTTCGCCATGTTATCGACGCGGGAGTTGGCATTATCCACTTTCGTGGCCAGTGCTGTCTGCTGCTGCGCCTGGGCAGTGATTTTCCCTTCGGCATCCGTTACGCGCGCCGTCAGGCCGCTCACGGCGCTCGCCGTCGCGTCAGAGGCATCCTGTGCCGCTTTCGCATCGGTAACATCCGTGATGACCAGATCGTCGATATACAGTGAATAGCCAGGGGTACCGTTGCCGGTGGCGCCACGAGTGGAGATCCAGACCACCGCGCGTGTTCTGCCTGCCCCGTTGTTACTGGCGATACCCGTGAATTTCACCCACTTATCGCGCGCGCCCAGAGAGGCTTCGCTGACAGTGACCGCCGCCTGCCACGCATTTTGCCCGGCAGCATTCTGCGACTGGATACCGACCAGCGTTGTCCACCCGGAGGAGAGCGCCTGATCCGCCGGCATCATGGCCCAGAACTCAAACCGGAACTTCGCGTCCTCACGGACTGATTGCCAGGTGCCAAGCTGTTTATCACTGTTGCCGCTGTTGTTCTCATCCCGTCTCAACTTCAGGCTCTTACCGCCGGTGAATTTCTGAGACGCCACCACAACGGCTGTGCCGTTCCCGCCCAGCACCTGGCCATCGCTGTAGCTTTCAAACGTACCGTCAACCCACGGATTAGCTCCCTGAGTGCGGATGGTATTGATGGTGCTGGTCAGCGACGTGATGCTCTGCGACTGGCTGGTGATGGTGTTTTCCACCTGGCTTACGCGACCGGTCAGTGAACTCACCGCGGACGTGTCAGCCTTTTTACCCAGCTCAGTATTCATCGTGGTCAGGCTGTTCTGCAGACTGGTGAGCTGCTGCGACTGCGAATCCAGTTTACCCTCGGCAGACGTCATCCGGGTGGTCAACCCGGTGACAGCGCTTTGCTCGGCCTTCTTACTGACCGCCGCATTCGTGACGGCCAGATCGCCGCTGAGTTTCGTCAGCTGCTGCGCCTGGGTGGTGATAGCCCCTTCAGCAGCGGTGACGCGGGTATTCATCTGAGAAATGGCCCCGGCATTAGCTGCGATATCCTTTTCATCCGTAACATCGAGGACATGGAAATCATCGAAATACATTGCCCCCGCGCTGAGGAAGGTCGTCAGCTGGAAACTGGCCGTCGTGGTCTTCGTGGCTTTCCAGTCAAACGTTACCAGTTGCCAGCCAGAACTAAACGGTCCGTAGTTTGAGCCGACCAGCAGGCCAGTGCTGTCGGCCACACGAAACTTCGTGTTACCCGCATCTTTAATCGTGGTTCCCGGGTCCTGCTTCGCCCATACCCCCATGCGGTAGGTACGGCCCTGCGTGATACTGATTTCCTGTCCGACCAGGTTCGACTGGCCGGCGGACATTTTCAGCGCCTTGTTACCCGAGTGCGGAACCTGTAAATCGGCCACCGTCGCGGTACTGCTCCAGCCGGTAAAGCCCGCCGCGCCGCGCTCAAAACTGCCGTTGACAATGAGGTTGCCCGGCATTTTCCCGCTGGCGTCAATATCCGCTGCCGTCTGGCTCAGGCTGTTACTCAGTTGCGTCAGAGAATCCCCCTGCGCACTGAGTGTTTTGCCCTGCTCAGTGACCTGGTTCTGCAGGGTGTTCATCGCGCTTGCGTCCGCTTTTTTGTTCACATTCGCATTCGTCGTGGCCAGATCGCTGCTGAGTTTTGTCAGCGCGCTGTTGGCTGCCGCGATGTCATTCCCCTGCTGCGTCACCGTGCCCTGCAGCTGTGTCACCGCTGTCGTGTCAGCCTTTTTACTCACCGTATCGTTTGTCGACCGGAGGCTGTTCTCCAGCGAGGTGGTCCGCGTGCCGATGCTGCTGAGCGTATCGCCCTGCTGGCTAACCGTGGTGGTCAGTGAATCCACCGCTTTTGCGGTCGCATCTGCGGTTTTCTGCGCACTGTTCGCCGCCGTCACGTTACGCATATGCCAGTCGGCAGCGTACCAGACAGTGCCGAACGGGCTGCTCTGATTAACCTGCAGGAACGGTCGCAGGAAGTTCGTGTCTGCCGGCACAGTAAAGCGCCAGGTGGCTCGTTTCCACGCGGTGGTGGTCTTGGTGTTTCCCCCGGACGCTCTCGCCCCAATACCACCAGTAGCAGTGGTGGCACGACCGATGTAGAAATTAAAGTCAGCGCTGCCGGTACCACACGCTACCAGAGCAGACATTTCGTAAACGTCGCCCGGCGTCACGGCGATGTTGTTGATTTTTGGCACATGGTCTCGCCCGGCCAGCCGGACGGCATACCTGAACGGGCAGTCAGCCGGCACACCTGCAGCAGTGGTCTCCACCACGTCATAACCCATGCGGTCATACGCCGGGTCAAATGACGGGTTTGGGATGTAATCATCCCCGGCAGCATTCCCGGCGTTCACCGCCGCCGTCAGGCTGACGATGTTGCTGTTGGCTGCCGTGAGGCCTGCCTCGGTTTTCTCCACCCGACCAGTCAGCGCGTTAAGCGCTGTCTGATCCGCTTTGGTGTTGACCTTATCGGTGGTGCTGCTCAAATCGCCCTGCAGCTTCGTGATAGCCTGCCCCTGGGAGGTGATTTTGCCTTCCGCACTGGTGACCCGGCTGGTGAGATCACTCACCGACTGCGCGCTGGCCTTTTGTGCCACGTTGTTGTTGGTGGTGTTCAGGCTGTTCTGCAGATTCGTGATGCTCTGAGACTGCGCGGTCAGTTGACCCTCGGCATTCGTCATCCGACTGGTGAGGCTGTTAATGGCCGATGTGTTCACGGTAATACCGCTGGCCGCATCATCCGGACTCGGTGACCAGTCAGTCATCACGGTCCCGGTTTCCAGCTGAGGGCGACAGAGCCAGACTTCTTTGTCGGCAGACGTCGCGCTTTCCAGACGCGCGGCAATCAGCCGTTTGGTGCCACTGGTGGCAGGAATAACCCATTTCACCCAGTAACGCGCCCATGAGGTGGTCAGTTTCGTGACCGCCTTGCCGTCACCGGCCCCGCCTTTAACCCCCTGGCTGGTTTCCGTGGTGGTGGTGTTCGACGGGTTATAAAAATAACTCGCCATTTCCTGTCCGTTATAGGCACCTTTCGCATAGAAGCTGAATACAAATTCAGTACGCCCGGTAACATCCAGCGTCTGTTCATCCAGCTGGATATAACCGGATGCACCTTTCGCCAGCCGGGTGTAGGCCACGCGGTCGCCCAGATACGTCTCTGTGGCGTGGCGGCTGCTCCATCCCTCCAGTGTGTCCGCATTGCGGATAAGGTTGGTCCCGCCAACGGCCAGGGAGGAAAAGTTGTTTTCCAGGTTCGTCAGCGCGCTGCTTTGCGCGGTCAGATCCCTGCCATGCTGTTCAACGGTGTTCTGCAGGCTCTGCAGCGCCGTTGCATCAGCCTTCTTCGCCACATTACTGTTGGTCGTGTTCAGGCTGTTCTGCAGGCTGGTCAGGCTGTCTCCCTGCGATTTCAGACCGCCTTCGGTAGCCGTCACGCGGGTCGTCAGATTCGTCAGCGCGCTGGCATCGGCCTTGCCGCTGATATCCTTACCCAGTTGCGTCACATCCGACTGCAGTTTCGTGATCGCGCTGCCCTGAGACGTAATATTCTTCCCGTTCTGCGTGACTGACGCGGACAGACTTGAAAGCGCCTGCGCATTCGCATCGGCGGCATCGAGCGCCGCTTTCGCATCGGTCACGTCAGTGATGATCAGATCATCAATCAGGAAGGCATCACCCAGGCGAACTTTTGGTGTATTCGGGATGGAGATCCTCACCATTGCCTGTTTCAGCGCGGTTCGGTTGTTGGTCAGATAGCCACTGACTTTTGTCCAGTTGTCCACCGACAACTCGGAGACTTTCACGTTCAGGCCAGGCCACGACCAGCCATTGGCAGAATCCTGGAAGGAAAATCCGAGCACCATATAAACGGTCGGATCGGCGGTCGAGCCAGCCGGCAACTTAACCCACGCCTCCACGTAATAGACCGCGTTATCGCGAACCTGCATGCCTGAAAAGATATGGGTATCGTTATTATCCGTCGCGTTCGGGTTGTACTCCGTACTGCGCGTAACACGCAGGCTTTTGGTCCCGCTGTGCGCAGCTTCACTGGTGATAACGGCGCGGGCATTACTGAGAACATCTCCGACGGCATAGGATTCAAAGCTGCCGTCCGGCAGTACGTTGGCTCCCCGTGTCGCCTGCTGCTTCAGCGATGTATTCAGGCTGGTCAGGCTGTCGGCCTGGCTACGGATATCCTTTTCAGTCTGGGTAACCCGGTTGGTCAGTGAACTGACCGCCGACGCATCAGCCTTCTTCGCCACATCGCCTTTGACCCCTTCCAGCGCGTTATTCAGCGCCGTGATGGATTGCCCCTGTGATGTCAGGGTGTTCCCCTGGTTCGTCACCGTCCCGGTCAGAGACGAAACAGCATCGCTGGTCGCCTTGATGTTGGTTTCATCGGTGATATCAAACACCCGGACGGAATCGAGCCAGATTTCACCGTTTGTCGGATGAGAATAAAGTTTGAAGTTCTGCCCGTCCGCGCCGGCAGCCGTCAATCCGGTTTCCCAGGTGATGGTTTGCCAGTCAGAGGTCAGCGTGACCGTTTTATCCTCATACGTACTGTCCGTCTGGCCGATTTTGTTCTGGCGACGGATCAGCAGACTCATCGCACCGGAAACACCTTTGGCCTTCACCACCACCCGATACTTGCGCTGGCCATACAGCGGCACCGGCTTGTTGTTGTTGGAGAAAATGCCTGGGCTGGTAGTGGTCGTCCGGTTCAGCCGGACCCCCGCTTTCCCGTCCCCGAAATCGCCAAAGGTCACACCGGCTGGATACTGAATATCCCAGGCCGTGCTGCCCTGCAGGAAATCGTAGTTCGGGATCAGGTTGTCGCCGGCGTTGCGGGTCGCCGTCAGCACATTCGCCAGATTTGTCAGCTGCTGGCTCTGTGTGGTCAGTTTCCCTTCCGCCTCTGTCACCCGGTTATCGACCGAAGTCAGTGCCGTGGCATCGGCCTTCTTCGAGACATTGCTGTTGGTCGTATTCAGGCTGTTCTGCAGGTTCGTCAGCTGCTGGCTTTGTGAGGTGATGGCCCCTTCCGCAGTGCTGACCCGGCTCGTCAGTCCGGTCACGGCGCCGGCGGTGGCATCGATGTCCACCCGGTCGGTAACGTCAGTGACGTAAAAATCATCGAAGTAGCGGCTGCCGCTAATCAGATAGTTACTCAGCGTCACCGGCAGGCTGGCTGTCTCCGTCGCTTTCCAGCGACCGGAAATCAGGGTCCAGTTCGTCCCCACCGTACCGCTGTTGTATGGACGCTCAAAAACCGGCTGGCCGGCAGAGTTGCCGATCCGCAGCTTGTTGTTCCCCGCGCCATTATCCGTCGTCGCTCCGGGTTCCTTGACCCACACCCCGATTTCATAGGTTCGCCCCTGAACAAACGGGATGTATTGCCCCGGAGTCACATTCCCCGGATCAACCTTCAGCGCCCGCGTCCCGCTGTGAGGAACGGAAACCTCCACCACACTGGTCGCGGTTGACCGCCCGGTGTAGCCATCCAGCCCACGTTCAAACGAGGGATTAACGACCAGGTTACCCGGTATCTGACCGCTGGCATCGATATCTGCCGCAACCTGCGAGAGACTGTTCGACAGGTTCGTCAGCGAATTGCTCTGGCTCTCCAGCGTTTTACCCTGCTGCGTCACTTTCGTGTCGAGCGTGGCCAGCGCAGTCGCATCGGCTTTCTGCGCCAGCGCTTTATCGGTATTCGCCAGATTTCCGGTCAGTTTCGTGATGGCGCTGTTCGCAGCAGTCAGATCGTTGCCCAGCTGTGTGACGGTATTGGTCAAATCCTGCACCGCTGTCGCATCAGCCTTTTTGGCCACTGCGGCATTGGTGGTTGCCAGCCCGTTTTCCAGCTGGGTTGTCCGGTTGCCGGTCGAGGTCAGCAGATTACCCTGTTGCGTCACGGTGGTGGTCAGGGAGTCAACCGCCGCCGCCGTGGCATCCGCAGTATCCTGAACCTTTTGCGCCGCTGTCACATTTCGCATATGCCAGTCCGTAACGAACCATACGGTGCCATACGGGCTGTTCTGCGAGATCTGCAGGAACGGGCGGATATAACCCCTGTCCACCATCGCCTGCGTGACCTTGAAGCGCCAGGTGGTTCTCTGCCAGGTCGCGGAGGGGGATTTCCCGCCCCCCGCCATGAGTGGCGCACCGGTGCTCGTATCTGGCCGAACGGCGGTGCCAACATACAGATTAAAATTCGCCGTGCCGGCGCCGCAGGCAACCAGTGCGCTGATCTCAATCACATCGTTAAGCGTGGCCGGGAACGCGGCAAAGTTAGGATGGTGATCCCGGCTGGCAATTCGGGCCGCATAACCATACGGGCAGCCCGGCGGGACCTCCTCAGCCGTCGTGGCTACCACGCTGAACCCCATCTGGTCATACGCCGGGTCAAACGTCGGGTTGGGAATTAAATCCCCGCCTGATGCGTTTCCGGCCCGTACAGCGGATTTCAGCGAGGTAATGTTGGCGTTAGCAGCCGTCAGCCCGGATTCCGTCTTCTCCACTCGTCCGGTTAGCGAGTTCATCGCCGTCTGATCCGCTTTGCTGGCCACGTTCGCGTCTGTCTGCGTCAGCGCATTCCGGAGTTGGGTGATGTTCTGCGAATTGCTGACCACATCGTTGCCAATCTGGCTGACATTCGAGCTGAGCACGCCGGCTGCGTTTGCCAGCGCGGAAACCCCGAGACCGGAGTACATCTCAGCAACCTTGTCTGACAGCTTCAGACCCAGGTTGATATACGCCTGGCCGGTCCACTGATTCACCAGAAACTCAACGGTGTTCCAGCCGGCTTTCAGTTCAAAACTGACGGTATTCCAGCTGGCGTTACCCCAGGCGACCTGAACCCCATTCACAAATATGGCGCCGGTATCATCAAAAACCCTGGCGCCGGGCGCCAGTGTGATGGTGGTATCTGCGGCCACTTTCACCTGGCAGGAATACAACGCGATCAGATAGCTGCCGGCGGACGTAAAGTCCAGTTTGGCCGCGTCGGCCACCTCATCCACGACCGTTGGCGCCACGGCGCGAACATCGCTGAATGACGGGACTGTCCCGGCGTTAGCCAGCTGCACCGGATAGAGTCGACGGGACCAGCGATTCGGCTGGCCATTGACCAGTTGATTCGACAGGCTGGTGATGCTGTCAGTATTGCTGCGAATATCCTGCCCATTTTGCTCTACCTGCAGCGTTAAGGCAGTGACCGCAGCCGCTTCGGCTTTCTTCGCCAGCGCGGCATTTGTCGTGCCCAAATCGCTCGTCAGTTTCGTGATGGACTGACCCTGGCTGGTTATCCTGTCACCCTGCTGGGTAACAACAGACTGCAGCCCGCTCAGCGCCTCATTCGTACCAGCCAGGCCCGTTTCCGTCTGGCCAACCCGGTTAGTGAGCGATGTTAACGCGGCGCCCTGCGATGTCAGCGTGGCGCCCTGTTGCTCAACTTTCTGCGTCAGGGACGTCAGCGCGGCTGCATCGGCTTTTTTCCCGAGGCTGGTTTCCAGGCCACCGATACGGCTCGCCTGCGCGCTCTGCTCTGTCGTCAGAGAACTCAGTTCACCAGAAACAGCAGCTTTATTGTCGTTAAACTGCGTCTGCAGGGACTCTCTGGCCTTAACTTCCGCCGAGATGGCGGTAACGCGTGCGGTTTTTTCCTGGTACAGCAGCCCGGAGGTGACTTTCTCCAGATCGCTCCCATCATAGGAGCCACGCATCTGCGCCGCCAGCGTGCTGCGTGCCTGCGCTTCGGCAGTCAGCGCGTTACTTAGCGTACTGCGCACATCCTGCAAAGCCGCCGTACTGGCGCCAGGTGCTGGCCGGCCAACGGCGATCCAGTCGAATTCGATAAAGTTGCTGGCATCCTGCTGGTTCGTCAGGTCCAGGCGAATACGATCAATGTTCCCTGTCCACGGAATATCACGCACCGTCAGGGTTGCCACCCCATCGGCATATTCCGGCTCAGCAACAATGTATCGCTTCGTGTTATTGAAGTTTTCGCCGGCAGACACCCAGCGGATCTCACCCGCCCAGACTGGTTTGCCGGTTTTACGAAAGCGCAGCATGATGAAACGGTACGCCGCACCATCGACAGCCAGCCCGCCAGGAGAGGTAATGTACGGATCGGTGGCGCTGTCCGCCGGGCGTAACCAGCCATCCTGTGACACACCCGGTACGCCGGCGCTGCCGGTCCAGCCCTCGGTCGTCTGATTGTTGAAATGCCAGATAACCTGCGAATCGAACTGGATATTAGCGCCGGCAGCGAGGCTGGACATTTCCCGCGCCAGATTTTCATCGGCGGTCTTCATCACCTGAGTCAGGCTCTCGATACTCGCCTCAATCCCCTGCGTTGCCGCCAGCAGTTCATCAGCGGCCTGTGACGCCTTCGCGTTAACATCGGCGATACGATCCGCGGTCTCCTGCTTCACCGCATTGGTCAGCGTGGTGTTGACCTGAGACAGCGACTGCTTCAGGCCATTTTCGGCAGTCATTATCTGCGCATTCAATGCGGCATCGCCGTCGGCCAGCGTTTTGCTGACCCTGGCAATCTCCAGGTCGATGGTGGCGTTGATTTCCGCAGCCGTATCGGTGACTGACTGTCTTACCTGGGTGATGCTGTCGGTCAGCGACTTGTTCACAGTTGCGATCTGCTTGTTCGCATCTGCGACGGCGGATTTTGCCTCCTGAACGCCTTTGTTTGCCTGAGCCAGACCAGAATCGAGAGCCTCATTGACCGAGGTGATCTCATCCATGATGGTTTTATTCACGGCGGAGATCTTCCCGTCAACATCAGCAGTGATGCTTTTCGCCGATGCATCAATATCCTGGCTGACCTGCTTCGCCTGGTCTTCGGCTTCCTTACGCAGAGCTTCAGCGGTCAGCTCCAGTTCCTGCTGCGTATTGCGGATACCTTCCTGCGTTTCGCTAATGGTGCGCTGCGTTTCCTCCCAGGCAGCCGTATCCTTGATCGCGTCAGTCAGGTTTTCGTAGTAGTCATCAAAGTTATCGCTGGCCATCCCCTGGACCCAGCCGGTCCACGGGCTTTCATTGCCAAGACGGTCCACAAGGCGCGCCCGATACCAGAATTCTGCGCCCATACTGAGGCCCATCTGCTGATAGCTTTTCCCCGGATAGGCCACGTCTGATAACGGCATCGGCGCACCGCCGTCCTGATTTTTGCTGTACTGTAGTTCCGTGCGCAGCGTATCCCCGGAGCCGGTCGGGAACTCCCAGCTAACCTGGACCCCATGAACCAGAGAACGGGTTGCCAGCGCCAGCGGTGCCAGCGGCTCGCCGACCTTGCCGGTCAGGGTTTTCTCTTCGGAATACGCCCAGCCGCTCGAGATCTCCGCCGCATTTATCGCGCGGACACGAACCAGATAACGACCGGCATAAATGCCGCTGACCTCAAACGAGGTGGTCGAGCTGCGCGGTACATTAATCCAGTTCCCGTCATTACGGCGCCACTGCGCCTCGTAGGCAATAGCACCGCTGACCGCTGACCAGGTAACCTGCATCGTTTCGACGCTGATCCCCTGATTCACGACCGAGCGGGATGTGATGACAATATCGTCAGGAGGTGACTGGTTGCCCGCCGGCAATACGCTAACCGGGCGCTGGTCGATAATAGCGCCGTTATCGATGCGGGGGAATTTATCCGGGTCATGTGCCACGCCGGTGATCGTGAGGGTGGCATCGCTGTTCTCTTTTACCCCTGTAACCCGGTACTGCTGCAGGAAGAGGTCATCGGATTCAATGGCCCAGACGCATTCCCGTTCTGGTGTCTCACTGTACGCCGTTGTGACCGTAATCTGCCGGCGTCCGTTAACAGCCTGAATTGTCCGGCTCTGTGAGATCCCGGATGGCAGGTTTAGCTGGAGGCGGTCGCCAGGTTTGGCATCCACATCACGATCCAGCGTAATCACCCGGCCATTCACCGCGCTGATTCGCCCGCCGTTGACCCGTCCGGCCAGCAACTCATCCGCCAGGGCAATGATATAACCGGGTTGAGGAATGCGACCGTCCAGCCCGACATCAATTTCGACCATGCGGTCCTTATTGTTGGTCAGTATGCCCCACAGCCCCTTACGGTGGGCTTCGCTCTGGCGCGTACAGCCAATCGCCGTCATTTCGAGCTGGTTAAAACTGTAGCGGGAAACCAGTTCCGGGATAAATGCCGGCTCCATTGCATCAGCATAAGCATTATCCGGATCAGACCAGGAAACCAGGGCGTTGGTGTACCGAACCTGGCTGCTGCTGCTCGAATAACGGGGTTTGCCGATAATATTGGCGCGCGTATAGGTAAAATCGACATCACGCGGCATATCAGCCTGCACAACAATCTGCTCACCGTTCCAGCAGGTCATGCCCCGGAAAATGGCGGCAAAGTCTCGCAGCACGGTGTAAGCATCGTTGCGTTCCTGGACATAGACGTTACAGGTATAGCGCGGCTCCATGCCGTCACCACCGCGCCCGTCAGGAACCAGCTGATCGCAGTACTGTGCAATCTGGTACAACGTCCATTTCGAAATATTGGCGCTGCTCAGACGATTACCGAGACCAAAACGGTCAGCTATAACAATGTCGTAATAGATCCAGGCCGGGTTATCCGTCCAGGCCCATTTAAACCCGCCGGTCCAGACGCCGGTATATTCGCGGGTTTCCGGATTGTAGTTATCCGGCACACGAATCACGCGCCCACGCGGCTCACAGGAAATTTGCGGAATGGAGCCATTAAACTGGCTGGAGTCGAACTCGATATAAAGCAGCGCGGTGTTGGGATAACGCAGCTTCGCGTCGATCACTTCGGTATAGCTCTGCAGCGTCATCACGTCGCCAACTTTGACACTGTTTGCATCCGGAGAGATTTTACGCAGGCGTAGCGTCCAGGTACTGCCGGCATGAGGCAGATCAATACGATGGCTCCGCTCATAACCGGAGGTGGTTTTACCCGTGACAGCGGTTTCCAGCACCGTCTGCCAGGCGCCGCCGTCGGTCTGCAGGTCAATCGCATACTTGACGGTATTGCCCACCACGTCGCCGTCATCTTCCTGTTTCATCAGGGACGGCCATTTCAGGCGGACACGAACGGCAGAAAGCTGGGTATTAGTAAAGGTATGGGTCCAGGCTGTCTTGCTGGAAACTTCCGTTCCTACACTGATTTCATTTTCAGTACTGGGAATACCCTGAATATAAGTCTGTGCCTGCGTGCCGGGGCGAAATTCCCAGGACACACCACTGAAGTTTTGCGAACCATCAGCATTTTCAAGCGGGGTGCCATCAAGATAAATATCTTTCCCGGTTAAACCACCTGCAAATTCACCCTCACCTAATGCGAGCAGAATTTTGGCTTTCGCAACGGACTGTAAATCATCCGGCTGTTCCGTCGGTGTACGCTGCTTTGAGCCGCCACCCTTGCGCCCTTTAATTATGTTATTTGCCATATTACGCCCATAAAAAAAGCCACCGCAAGGTGGCCTGAATTGGATGGTTTACTGAATAAAACTTATTGCTGGTCTTCTACGTAAATACCGGCAGATATAATGGCGCCGCCAATTCGCCGTTTGCCATAAAGCAAAGGGACCGGGTATCCCTGAGAGGCAGTGTTCGTCACGCCCCCAAAGGCGTAGGACGCTTTATTGTCAGCGGATTCTTTTCGTGCCAGGCCAGCTGGCTGTGGGGAAAGCATCTGAACAACGCCGCCGAGCATCATCGCAGCCCCCATTTTATAACCAAATGCTGACACGGGGTTGCCAGGAACAAAGTAAGAGCCGACAGCAGAGGCAACAATAATAACTGCTCCAAGAATTGTTTGAAGCAGTCCCGCCTTTTTACTACCAATTAAAACAGGAACAATTCTGATAACTTCACCACCAACAGGGAATCCTAAATCATCCTTACCGATATTTTTCTTTCCTTTGAAAACAGCAAAGGTCAACCCTTTTTCTTTGCTGTTATTCATGAAATGTTCAAATCCAGGGATGGTGGCAGCCAGTGCTATGCCTGCTTCTTGGACTGTTGAAATCAACCGATGATGAATCTTCCCGAAAGTTTTGCCAAGAATTCCAGAAAGCTCAATTCTTGTCATTATTTCCTGCATAATAGCTCCAGTTGGTGGGAAACGAGTTAATTAATAGTGGTTGGCCTTATATCCAAATCGCCATTAGCATCCGTAAAAACTCTTGCTGCTTTTTTCTCTCCAGCTTTAATATTGAAAAATCGTTCTTGCCTCTCTCGGTTTAAACTGCAAAGTCCTTTCCCTTCAAGATTAGCACCGACAGCCCACTCTCCCTCTGATAAATAAAATGTCGCTTTTTCTTTCGGATCCAGTTTCGCTACTCGCTCACCATTCAAATAAACTGTTGCATAGCATCCTGCCCCCACGAATCCTGAATCACGAACGATTGTCAGGCTACCGTTATTACCATCGTTTTCTTGATATTTAAAAACATGCTCTTTTGAGGCGGAAATAGCTTGGCTGGGAGGTACAACTGTTGTCGAACAACCTGTTACTGTGACAATTGCCAATGCTAGAGCTATTTTTTTCATTTCAGTGTCCCTTGGATTTATAGTTAAAATTCCACAAGAGATTAACACAGAGAATGGTATCGGACGATTTTCATTGTCCTTTCCATCCAGTATCCACCATACGGCACGCGCTTGCTGAGATGGCCATACAGGTGATGCAGCAGCATATTCCCTTCCAGCAGAATCCCGGCGTGGTTCCACTTATCCGCCTGCACCTGCATGATCACCATGTCACCCGGTTGCGGTGGACCATCAAACTCACGGAACCCGCATTCATACCAGCAGTCCTGATAAAAATTGTCCGGATACTCCTTTTCCCACCACGGATAATCGACGCGGTAATCGTGCAGCTCGATGCCGTGGGTTTGCCTAAAATAGCTCATCACCAGGCCCCAGCAATCGTAGTGACCCAGCACGAATGGTCGCTCGAGGAGCGGCAACTCACCACGCGGGTGGATGGTACGGAGATCGCCTTCTGGCCAGCTGATAATATGCCAGGGGAGAAGGGTCGCGTCGCATTGCGCTTTATCCAGTTCGCTCGGCTGGGTGGTGGCATCAGGATGGCTGTGAACAATACCGGTGATCGTTCCCCATTCCTCAACCTCCGCATAATCCTCCGGCGCCAGCACAAAATTATCTTTCGACTCTGTGGCCAGGTTCCGGCAGGGGAAATAACGCTCCGCTCGGCCCCTCTGGGCGACGAGGCCGCAGGCCTCGCGCGGATATTCTGCGGCCGCATGTTCCTGGATGGCCTTAATCGTTTTCTGACGCATATCAGCTCCTGATTAATGAGGTGCCGGGGAACCCGCCAAACGGCAGTTCACTATTCTCACCATGACGTAATTTGCAGGCCGTGAGCGTTCCGTTGCAGACATCCTGCGACGGGTCATCAACTGGCTGATTGTTCCTGTCAAAATACCGGGTGCCGGCATAGTCGCACCCGTTACCGCTGCGGTACTGATTGCGGATACACCAGGTGCAAATCGCATGCAGCTGGCGAGTCGGGATCATCATCCCCTGCAGGGCAAACGGGCTGGAGAGAGTAAATTCCACCTTCTCATCGTCTTCATAATGCTTTACGTCAATGAAGAAAAGGCGCCGTTTCTCCTGCGTCGGATCAGCTGAGGCATTCCCGTCCGGAAAGTTCTTCGCATCGAGATACTGTTTTTGCGTGTCGTGGATGACAACCCGCGCCAGAGCCAGATCGTCGTAATGAAGACAGAGCGCGGATATCTTTCCGTCGATGTTCCCTACCCGCAGCGTTGGCTGCGCGTCGCTGCCCGTGGTGGATGACTCGATCCCTTCGATTTCACATGGCCAGGCTTTATACTCCCGCCCCTGCCACCAGATGCTTTTCGCCGGCAGCTTATCCAGGTCGCCGCCAGCGGCGAGGATTTCGGCTGCAGTATGGGGAACGTTATAGCCGTGGAAATACAAAACCTCATCCAGGCCAAACGCCTGGCCATCGATCTCCAGGAGACGAACCTCATCGCCTGGCTCTAACTTCTGATAATTCGCGTTAAGGCTCATGGTTTAAATGCCTGAATAAAAGTGGCTGAAAGTGAGTAATTTCCGCCGCCCAGCGGCACCGGTTTGTATTGTTCGCAGCGGTAAAGCCCCACCTCTTCCAGAGGCGGGGTCCACTGAAACGCGCGGGTGCCGGCATGACGGTCGAAGAACTGCTTAATCGGACGGATATAGTCCTCCGTACCGACAAAACTCAGCTCCCAATCCTGTGATCGGGTGTTAATACCATCGCCGGATACCTGCGCATACCCGTCACCGAACTGCGCCTTCCGGACACGAAAGTTAACGGTCTGCTGGGGATTAACCCGCGGACTCCAGGTGAATATCTCAATAGCCATTAGCGTTGCCCTTTAACTGCATTCCAGACCATCCCGCCAGGGCGCATATCCTGCGCCATCAGCTCCCTGTATTTTTTCTCCACAAACGAGCCAATCTGCTGGCCAAACTGCTCAAAACCAGACGGCGCCTGCGTTGAGGTGTTTCCGCCTTCAATCGTGATATAGACTTTTGGCCCTTCCGACGCGCCGGCGTTCTGACCTCCACCGACAGCGCGTACACCCAGCGAACCATCGCCGGCACGCGTCAGTGGCATGATGGCCTCCGGCCCGGCCTCGCCAAATACGCCGGCCCCTTTTGCGAAAGCGAAGAACTGCGGAGAGTCGTAGACCTGGTTGCTGTATGCGCTCAGCGACGGCGAGTCGTAAACGCCGCCTTTGGCGTTGAACTGGAAGTTACTGGCGGCATTCTGGATCGCCGTCCCCGAGCCTGCGCCCGCAGCGCCCGTGACAACGCTGGTCCCGACGCCCACCACGCCCATAATGGTTTGCATGACGGAACTGGTGACCAGCGCCTGAGCGGCCATATCAACGAGGTTTTTTATGATCGACTGCGTGAGCGAGGAAAACAGGTCAGCCATGTTCTCCTTAAAGCTTCTCGTCCGCGTCAGCATGCTCGTCAGGAAGTTGCTTGAGCGCTCATGAGCCGTTTCAAATAACCCGACGGCCAGGCTCTGGAATTCTCCCTGTGATCGGTATAACTCCAGTGACGTCTGATACTGCGCATCGGCGGATTCTTTCGTCGCCTTCTGCATCAGCATTTCGTACTGTTCTTTGCTGATCGCGCTGCCCTGGTAGTACGCCTGCAGCAATGCCTGCCGCTGCGCAAGCTGATTGCGCAGCGAGACCAGTGGATCAACTTCGCCGGCGATATCCAGTGCCGGCGCAGCGATTTCATCGGCATGCGCCTGCAGCAGCTCTTTCGCGGTATCTCTGGCCAGCGTTATTCGTGCGGCCTGGTACTCTTTTTCATCAAGAAGGCGGGCTTTGAAAAGCTCAGCCAGGTCCCGGCTGGCTTCCTGCTCTTTTCGCAGAGTTTCCTGGGCGGGGGAATACTGCGCGGCCAGATCCAGTCGCTGTTTCTGGTAATTCTCTGCGTTCATTAACAGCGCGCGCTGCAGGTCAGCATCACTGGCGCCATTTTTCTTCGCCGCTTCCTGCAGCTCCCTGTTACTGTCCTTTTCCTGCAGGTTAATTCTGGCCAGGCTGGACGCATGGGCTTCTTCAATTTGCTGCCGCAGCGTTTTGAACTGGTCGACCTTGGACTTACTGCCTTTCCCCGTGCCGGTACCGCCATCGCCGCCCCAGGGATTTCCATCTCCGGTCTCTTTGGGGGGCGTGCTTAACGCCCCTTTCAGATCGTCCGTAAGGGAGGTTATTTTTCCCGATAAACCCAGCTGAGCCAGTGTTTTTGCATCACTGACACGCTTAATGTTTTCCTCGGTTTTGCGGAGTCCCTCGTTAACGCTATCTAGATCCGCCCGTGCACGCGCCTGGCCTTTTGTTACCCCTTCCAGCTGGCCGAAGGGGTCAAACCCTTTCAGGCTGTCGATACGACTGTCGGCATCCTGAATCTCTTTCATCAGCTGGTTACGCTGCACGACCTGGTTTTCGTACTGATCCTCCAGGTCGAACTGCTTCACATTTAGCTGGTTAAGCGAGAGGCGCATCAGCGCTTCACTGGTTTCGACTACGGCATCTTTTAAATCAATGGCTGACTGCCTGGCCTCCTTTGCTTTCTCATGAAAGTAAAGGAGGCCCGAACCGGCCAGCATCGCGGCGCCGAACGGACCACCGATTAAATTTAATGCACCTCTTGCCAGCCCCACCGCAACGGAGGCCGCGCGGGCTGATATCGACAATTGCCGGTTTGCCGCCGCCAGTTTCAGTTTCGCCTGGCTGGCCAGATTGGTTTGTTCAGTTTCCTGTCGGATGAGGCGGGTAAACTCATCCTGGTAACTGATATTCATCCCGAACAGTTTAGCCGTCCGCTCCATCTGCCGGTAGTGGCCAAACTCAGCGTCGTTCTGTTTCAGGATGGCCGCTGTCGAATCCAGCGTTTTGCGGGCAATATCCGCATCAGCCTGCGCCCGCGCTTTTACCGCCGCCTGGCTTTCCCGCCAGGCCGCGATATTCTCCCGTAGCCCTGCAGTCAGTTTCGTGGATAGCACGGGGATCAGGCTGTAAAGCGCCACGCTGGAGACGGTGTTGAAATTGTCTGCCAGGCTGTTCAGTGCCTCCGTGGCAACCTGAATCCCGCTGCGGAGTGGCCCGTTACTGCTCTGGCCGATCTTAATGACCATCCCTTCAAACGCACTGCTCAGCCCCAGCAAATCGCCGTTCAGGTTGTTAACCCTGATGGATGCCTGCTCATGCGCCGTTTTGGTACCGGTCAGGGAAGCGGTCAGCTCATCAAGCTTTGAACGGTTCTGGACCAGGATAGACGCCGCATTCAGGTTCTCCACGCCAAACAGTTTTACGGCCTGGGCCGTGGAGAGATTTTTCCCGGAAAGATTGGTCAGCGCCTGACTGAGACCAACCACGGACGGCTTGAGGCTCTTGTCCGTGCCCTTTTCCAGATTCAGGATGACGTTACGCAGCGCCGTGCCGGCTTCACCGCCTTTAATTTCACGCTCTGCCAGCACCTGAATCGCGGCATTCAGCTGCTCAAAACCAACGCCGGCCTGTGCGGCTGCGACGCCACCATTTTTAATGGCGGCCGCTGTATCCACAATCTCCGACGACCCGTACTTCGCGCCGGCAGCCAGCACGTTGATATAACGATCCGCCTCCTGCGCGCTCGCCCCGTACTGGTTTAAGGAGAGCGCCAGCGTTCTGGTCGCATCGGGCAGCGTTGTGCCGGCGGCTTGCGCCAGGATAAGCGCGCTGTTCGTAGCCTTCTGCAGTCCATCGGACGTTTTTAAAAGTTCCGGTTTAGCCGACGCCATCAGCTTTAACGCTTCGGCGGCCTGGCTGGCGCTGTACTCTGTCGTGCGCCCCATTTCCTGCGCAGCCAGATCCAGCGCTTTCATTTCAGCTGCAGTCGCACCGGTGATGGCCTGCAGGTCTGATAATGCCTGTCCATATTGTCTGGACGTGGTGACGATCGTGCCGATGGAAAGGCCGGCTCCTGCCAGTCCCGCCAGCCGGCTGGCCATCCCGGATATCGACAGACCGACCTTCTTATAGGCGTCCTCCGTCTTTTTCGCGTCCGCCTGGGCATTACGGTTAAACCGTCGTGACTGGTTCTCCGCATCGCCATACGCTCCCAGCAGCTGGGATTTAAAACTGGCTGCGTTCAGGTGCAGCCCGACCGCTAAAGATGCGACGTCTGCCATTACATTAATGCCCTCATGACTGCCGCGCATTCATCATCGACCCGGGATGGCGCAGGTGTGGTTTCGGTTGGTGGCGCGTTTTCATCGCCAGGACGGCGGAAAGTGCCCTGTTTCAGGAAGTAGGCTCGCCAGTGGTACAGAGTGTTTGCCGGCAACGCGGCAATTTTGGATGGGTCAGGCTCGCCCCAGCGGTCGGCCAGCCAGAAAATCAGCTCCAGCCAGGGCGAGTCACTCAGTTTTTTTCCGCTTCCTCCAGCTTGCCGATGGCGTGTTGCTTCACTTTTTCCACTGCGGCCAGCAGTTCGGGGTTTTCATGGGCCTTCAGCAGCTCGGCTGCCGTGGGTTTAAACTCATCCGGAATGGCCGTTCCATCCGGCTGAACCAGTGCATCGATGACGATCTGGATGACTTGCTCCGATGCCTCGCGCGCTGCGCCAGCTTTTGCGGTTTCAGCCATTTTCTCTTCGTAGCTGATGAGGTAATCCCCGGTCAGGCGGCGGATGAATACGGTGGCGCCAAATAACTCGGTTTTAATGACGGTTGGCTCCGATTTAAGCAACGCGGATTTCAGCGTGGACAGGTAATCTTTATCTTTCACAGGTAGTCCTTAAAAATAAAAAGCCACCCGAAGGTGGCTGTTTACAGGTTAAGTTAATCAGGCGCCGCCGGAGACAGCGACGGTTCCCCAGGTGATCTTGTTCTGCTTACCCTGAACAGTGATCTGGATGACCTCATTCGCCGGAGCGGCGATTTCATTCATCTGCCAGCCGGACAGCGCCAGGAGCATCGTCGCTGTTCGCTTGTTGGGTAATTCGACGTATAACTGGATGGTCTTGCGGGCCTCTGCTGCGTTCAGCAGCGCGGCAAAATCGGTATTGCCCGGATCATCAATGAAGCCCAGCGACTTTTCAGGCCCGTCAGGCAGATCGCTGATGGACTGTTTCTGCTTATCCAGTAACGTGGTGCAGTCGACAAAGCCCCCCGTCTGCCCCATTGCACCCAGCGCTTTACAGTTAATCAGCGGTTTCAGCGCTGACGTGGCAGTGCCAGGCTCCCCGTATTTCACAATGGTGCCCGCCGGCAACATCGCATATTCAGGCGAAGTTTTATCAGCCATGTTTCTCTCTCTTTTTATACGGCAGCGGATGCTACCTGTTTTCAATGCCGTTTCGGATTTCCACGGTTAACACGCGCAAAACGGTCTGGAGGTTGTAATCCAGGGCGGGTCGGATAAAGGGGTCTGCAACCTGTTTAACCGTGCCAAGCTCCTGCGCCAGCGCCTTCATATGGTGCTGCTTGCTGGGGCCAACACGGAGCGTTACAACCGCGTTCCCTTTACCCTTGCGGGTGGAAGAGCGGATTTTGATTGAGTCCCGCATGTGCGGCCCGGCAGACGTTTCGTCAAAGCCGGCATGCTGCTTCATATCTTCCTCGACGACCTTTAGCGCTTCGCGCCCGGCATCCCGCAATACCTTCGTCGCCACTTTTTCGCCCAGGGCCATTAACTGCCGCTCCAGCTCATCCAGCCCTTTAACTTCCATTCGGATCACGAGGAGTCCTCCACGTAGTGAATGATGAAATCGCGGGTCAGGCGATACTGAATGCGACGATTCGTCAGCTGGTTTTTATCCTGATGGATACCGCCTCGCTCCACATACTGAACCGGGATACCCTCCAGCTGGCCATGAACGACTGACTTCAGTTCCGCCCAGATTTTTTTATCCAGCTGCAGCAGTGAGGTGTAATTATCGAGAAGGTATAGGTTCACCTGGATACGGGCAGAGACGATCCCCGTTCGCAACATTCCCGAGACCATTTCCGGGTCAGAGATACGCTGAAAGGTCGCTCCTTCCTGGACTGTGTCCGGCAGTAAAAGCGGATACGCATTCATGCCGGTGATGCGCTCCAGCGCCCCCTTAATCGCCAGCTCTATCATGCCGCCCGTCAGCCTCCCCCGTGATAATGATCCGGTCCGTTTTGCGGTCGATATTCCGGACGGTATAAACCAGATTTTTCGTCGTGATTTTCCAGTCAATATCAACCAGCACACCCGGATAGACCGTAAACAGGCAGGTTTCCACCACCTGCTGCTGATCCAGCGTGCGGACTTTCCGCCCCGATACCAGCTCCCGTTTTGCCCACGCTTTTCCCGATTCAACCTGCTTTTCCGGTAGCGGTTCACCCAGCGGCCCCCGCCCGGACTGAACGTAGCTAATTGCAATGCGACAGTTCATATCACCCGGTTTCAGGCTCATAGCGTATGCTCCTGCAGGGGGAAAAGAAGATGCCTCACCGCAGCGGTTTCCAGCCACTGTCCGGTATGGCCATTCAGATACGCATCGCTGACCAGAAACTGAATGGCCAGCCGGATATCTTCATCCGCGATAAATCCGCGGACGGTCTCCGGGAGTGCCTGCAGCTCTTCATCACTGGTGACCAGCTTGCAGTAATAATCACGCTCGATGCTCCGCTGCGCGGCGTTCACCATTTGCGTGAGCATGGCGTCATGCTCCGTGAAATCCAGTTCCAGGCGTAGCTGGTTTTTCACATCATCCAATGTCAGTATCAAAATCGCTGTCTCCCGGCTTCGGTTTCAGCGCACGTTCGGCATCCTCCGGCCATACCGCGATACGCCGCTTAACCAGTTCTTCGGCGAGCGATCCTTCAAAGCACGCGATATCTCCACGGGAATAACGGTGGTGCGGCCCAAGGAACACAACGGATTTACGCTCTGCCTGTGCGACCACGGTCGCATGGTTGTCCTGTGTGCCTGTTTCTTCCGGCTCCACTGCTTTATTTTTCGCAGCCATAACATTCTCCTGAAAGGGAAAAGCCCGCATATGCGGGCCGTATTTACTGAGGGATGGGTTAGAACAGGACGCCGGTACCCAGCACCAGGCCTTCCGGATGACGGAAGCCAATATCATGCTCAGTAACAACGCGGATTAGCGACTGGTTACGGGAAAACGCAGATACCAGGGTGCCATCGGCATCGATGTAAGAGGCTTCCTTCGAGAAGTCGACTTTCATATTACCGTCTTCAGCGATAACCACATCATTGAAGTCAGCAAAGTAAATCTCAGTCTCCTTACCCCCGGTCCCCAGATTCGCAGGGATCGCGCTGGTACGCTGAACCGGATATCCTTTAAGTAATCCCTGAGCCATTTCCGGATAGACTTTGTTGCCGTTGCCGTCACGCAGCCCAAACAACTTCATATAGGTACGGTTCGACATGCCCCAGCCGCTGCTGATCATATTGCTGTTGCCGTCCATCGCCATCAAAATGATCTTGTCCAGATACTCGTCAACCGTGTTCAGGTTGATCGCTGCATCAGCTTCCCACGGCAGCAGGCGGTTCCACTGCGTCGCGCGCGCCTTCATACCAATCGGTGTATCGCCGGTACCGTCATCGCGCATAAAGGCTTTATCCTCACGCACTGAGATGGCGGTCAGAATATCCTGCAGGACCAGCTGCTCGACGTTGAATCCGGCGCGGCCAATCAGTGCATTGGAAATAGGCACCATCGCAATCAGAGTTTTCGCCGTCAGTTTTACATCATCAAAGCGTGTTTCTGATGTCTTGGCGTCTTTGTTTTCTCCTGTGTAGCTTGCCGTTGCACCACCGGCTACGCGTGGTAGCGTCATATTACCGTTAGGCAGCGGAACGGGACGGGCACCCAGCTTGCGGACGATGGTTCGGTCGCTCAGTAGCTCGATCACCTCACTGTGGAGGTTCTGTGGAATAAGCACCCCCCCGGATGCCGCTGCGGTGGAAATGGCCATCGATACGGACTGGTCATTCAGATCTTCTGAAGCGAATTTTGCCGCATCCTGCAGATCACCTGCGCCTGCGGCGACAGACATAACCAGTCGGGTCATGCCGGCACCGGTGTACTGTTTCGGCTCCTGCTTAACAATAATGCCGGGGGCCTGCTGAGTCGCTTTCACGGGCTTTGCGACCAGCGCCGCAGCACGTTCGGCGGCTTCCAGGCGTTCAATTTTGGCGCTGATATCAGTGAACTGCTGCTGCAGGTTCGCAAACTCCGTCAGCTGCTCCGCAGTCAGCGTGCCGCCGCTGGCGTCAATGGTTGCCAGGGCCTGAACCTGTTCGTTTATACCCGCACGCTGACGACGCAATTCTTCAATATGTGGCATTTTATTTCTCTCTTTTTAGACATAAAAAAAGCAGCCTACTGGCTGCTTAAGGTGACGCGGTTTGTGTTTGCGCCGGGTTACATTTTAGTTTGCAGATCCATCGCGGCTGCCTGCATCTGAATGGAGGTTTTTTGACGGGGTTGCTGATACTTTGCCGCGATAGCATTGATCGCCGCCTGGGGGTCAGAGACTTCATCCGCCAGGCCGGCGGACACAGCGCCAGGGCCAAAATACACCCCCGCCTGCGTATCAATGACGGCCTGCTGATTCAGGCCGCGATATTCGGCCACCGACCCCGTAAACGTCTCGTACATTTCGTCGATCATGCCCTGGAACATACCCAGCGACTCTTCACTCAGTGGTTCATGTTGGGTGCCGTTATTTTTGTTATCTCCCCGGTAAATGGTGGTGAACGTCAGCCCCATTTTTTCTTCCATCTTCGACGTATCGAGGTGCTCCATGATCACACCAATCGACCCCACGCCACTGGTCTGGCTGACGATGATTTTGCTGCAGGCCGATGCGATGAAATACGCGGCGGAATACGCGCTGTAGTTCACAATCGCCGTGATGGGTTTCGTGTCGCGAGACTGATAAATGTAATCGGCCAGCTCCTTGCACCCCACCGCTGCGCCGCCGCCGGAGTTAATATCCAGAACGATTTCGCTGATTGAGGGGTCGTTTAACGCCGCCTGCAACTGCCCGCGGATCCGCTCGTAGCTGGTCAGCTCGGAGCACATCGCCGTAATCTGCCCCCGGCGTGGAACAAGAATGCCGTGAACGGGGATCACCGCCACCCCGCCGGTGGGCTGGACCTGCTCAGCAGCAGGTGATTTCCCCGGATTCAGCGCCATCTGAATGACGGCATCTTCGGTGATCCCCTGAATACGGGGGATGAGCACCGCTTTCACGGAGTCCATTGTTTGCCGCGTCACGTAATGCGGCACGCCAAAGACCATATCTGCCAGGTGCGGCAGGTTAATTAATTTCGTTGTCATGTTGTCTTCCAGGTCATCCCGCGCGGCGGGAAATAATCAGGCTCTGGCCAGAAGGGATTCTATTTCGGCCAGCTGTTTTGCTGTCGGCGACTTATCGCCAGGAAGGATCTTCGCGCTGTCGACCATATTGAGCGGCGTCAGGTATTTGTCCCCGCCAGCAATTGGCGGCAGATTCTCCATACGCCGGATATCGTTAGTGGATAGCCATCCCCACTGGCGGCCCAGCGCATACGATTCATAGCGTGACTTCTGGTCGCCTCGCAGCAGCCCGGAAACGTTGAACTCGATGTACAAATCGCGGCGTTCGCAGGGCAGAAGCAGATCGCGCTGCAGCGCACCCTCATGGCGTTTCAGCCAGGCCAGCAGCGTATACATCACGAACTGCAGGCCCTGGTGCTCGATGTTGTTGTTGGTCGCTTTCGCCAGCATCTGCACCATATGTGGCGGGATTTTATAGAGCCGGCAGACCTCTTCCACGCCCCACTGCCGCGACTGTAGCAGCTGCGCCTTTTCGTTATCCTGCGACAGTTGTTTGTAGCTCATGCCCTCCTGCAGCAATGCCACAGAGAACATATTGTGAATACCGGAATGGCGCTCGGTCCATTTCGCCAGCAGGCGATCAATAGCATCCTGGCTTTTAATGGTCGCAGCCTCTTTCGGACGCTCTATCACCCCGCTCATCGTTGTCCCGCGCCGGAATGTCGCGGCCGCATGCTCCTCAACCGCCAGATTCAGCCCCAGAACATCTGCGTTCGTCTGAATGGGGGAACTGCCGATATAGCCATCCAGAGAAAAGACCTTCACATGGTGCATCATGCGCATCGGCAGAATTTCACCGACTTCCGGGAGTTGGTAATACGGCATACCGTCCGGCCCTTTCAGCACAATGACCTTTTTCGGGTTAATGGGGATCAGCTCTTTCGGGTAGCCTTTCCCGTCCCGTTCGATGATCGAGTAGCAATTTCCCTCCAGCCCCAGCAATCCCTGCTGCTGCTCGAAATACTCGAATGAGGTATCTTTCCTGTTAGGCCGGGAGTGAATCAGGTCATAAACCGGGTGATCCGTCGCACGCTGGCGCCCGCCATTTTTATCCCGCCGGTAAAGTTCGCACGGCAGCTGCGCGACGGACTCCGCCAGGAGGGTGACACAGGCCCGGACCGCTGAAAGCCCAAGAGCGCTTTCCGGCGTGATTATGATGCCAGTTTTGCTCTGGCTTGAACGAACCCCGCCCAGCATGGCTTCCCAGAAGCTATTACCCGAATATTGTCGGCCCCTGAACATCTGGGGAAGGAACATTATTCACCTCCGCCATTGCTGACGCCGGAGGAAAAGGCCCGGGTTGTCATATATGACCAGCCCAGACAAATAATCCCTCCTGTTATCAATCCCACTGATGGAGAAATAAGCCAGGCTCCAGCTGATAACAATCCAGCACCAGTGAGGCCGACAATAAAACTCAGAACTGAAATTAGCATGCTATATCTTCCTCATCGTATACGGATGTCATCACTGAACTGTTAAGCATGGCGCGCCCCAGCCCCATCATTAAACCAACCGCACCATCTATCTTGTTCTGCCGCCCTTCTTTCCCGGGACGCACAATATCGTCACTTCCGGGAAGGTACTGGCCGACGATATTGGAAATACACCAGTTCATGATGGGGTGTCCGTCATGATGGAATCTCCCCGAGATGAGCGCAGCCTCAATCTCTCTCATAGGATCACTCATATGGGTAAAATTTTGTCTTATCTCAACAGGCTCAAGCCCCTCTTCCTCAAGCATGTGACGTAATGAAGTCGCGCCATAAGGATCAATGGGGCATTGGGCAATTTTTACGGTATTCCGCAGCTTCAGGATCGTTTCAAATATCAGTCTGTAATCAACTTCGCCACCATCGGTCGGGATCAACTTACCCTGCCGGACAAAGGACTGATAACGTTCTGCGGTACTTTTCAGCGCGGTCTCCTGCGAGTAAATGGTTTCTTCGGGTGCCCAGAACAGAGGAGAAACACAGTAAAAATGTGTTATTCCGTCTATTTCACGACGAAAAACTGGAACCACGGCATTGAGGTCAACTTTCGAGGCCAGATCGATACCCAGCCAGCATTCTTCCCCTTCAAAATCTGACAACTTAAGGTTTTTATCGGCTGCATCCATCCATTTTCTCAGGTCGTAATAAGCTGATTTTGCGCTTACCCAGCGATTGAAATGCTTGGTCAGAATCTTGTTTGTCTGCCCGGGCGTCGACATACCCAATAATTGTTTAGCCCGGAGAAAATCTGCTTTTACCGAAATGCCATAGTTGGGGTTTGCCTTGATTAATGCCTCAGGAGTCGTCCAGTCATCATCGTCATCAAGGCCATAAATCAGCCCAAATATGGTTTCATTTTCCTCGCCATTACGGGTTCTCCGCAGGATCTCGACAACCTGAGTACGCTTTTCATAGCAAGGGGATGTAATGTCATAGCCGGCAGTGGTGATGATCAGTGTCATCGGTTGTTCACGAGCCCCCATACCGGTGGTCATGGTGGTGTAAAGCGCATCAGTAGTATGTTCGTGATATTCATCAATGATGGCGCATGATGGCGAATCACCATCCCCCGGGTCACCGATCACAGGCGCAAAAACCGAACCGTCAGGGCGCGTCATTTTTTTTGCCCAGGGTTTTATCGAGAATTTTTGCCGCAATGCCGGCAGCTTTTTCACCATTTGCAGCGCCGGAGAAAATACCTTCCATGCCTGTTTTTCAGTCGTGGCGCCGCAATAGACTTCTGCACCATGCTCGCCATCTGCACAAAACATATAATTTCCTACAGCAGCGGCAATAGCGGATTTCCCGTTCTTCCTGGGCACCTCGATATAGATTTCAGAGAAACGACGCAGGCCTGTCTTCTTGTGTACCCATCCAAACGGTACGCCAAGAGCGAACTTCTGCCAGGCTTCAAATTCAATCCGGAGTTTACGCCGGGCCCATTCCCCTGAGGTATGAGGCATTTTCTGGGCAAAACGAAGAAATCGTTCTGCTTTGTTTTTATCGAAGCGGTAGGGCCAGTGGGGATCCTTTGCTCGTTCGAGGTCGTCCAGATGTCGCTGACAGGCAAGTACCGTTAACTGACACGCCAGAATCTTCCCGCCAACGATATCCCGCGCATACTGGTTCGCCGCATTGACGTTCGGATAGGTAGCCATCAGTCAAACTCATCGAATTCATTCCCGTCATCGTCCGGATCCTTTTGTCCGCTGGTCATGCGAAGACGACTGAGCGGATCTAACCCCAACAGAGAGCCGAGGCGGGCAAGCTGGGAAACCGAGTCATTCCGGACATTAACTGCAGGGTGTTTTTTCAGGCCCCCCATTTCACTTTCTGAGGTCAGTCCGCTGGCCAGCATTTTTTCGGCTTCGAGCATCAGATGAAAAGCATTGCAGTAAGCCAGCAACAAAGGTGCGTCCTCCAGCTCAAACACCCCTCGGTCGATGAGTATTTTGCTTTGCGTCTTCCACATTCTTATTGCCGCCTCCCCCATTAACTCAGCGGGAGGCGCAATACGTGTTAATTTGCTTTTTTGCCCGGTGGGTAAAGTGGGTTTTCGGCCACCACCGGACGATCGAATTCCTCCGGCCATAAACGTTCCTTTGATAGATGAAACCTTCCGGAAAAAAGTTTCTTATTTCTGGCGTGTAAAAATAGACTTCAACGGGCAGTCCCGAAGCGCGAAAGGGGTCAGGGATTTGCTCCCCCCTACCCCTGGCTGCAGCTGCCTAAGTCGAGGAGGAGGTCGTCATTCCGGCTGCGCCGGCGGCGAATACGGTTCGCATTGCGCGGGCCTGCATATCTCAGACGTTCAATGAACACCAGTTGTTATACCGGCGGTCAGGATCCTGTCGCTGTAGCGGAGCCTCCATCGGCCTGCAGTACGCTTTCTGGTAGCCGTTCATCTAATGGCTGGTTCTCGAACACCTTCATCCCAAACTGACCGATCCAGGTGCTGACTGAGTTGATGTTCCCTGCGATGAAGTCGGTCACCTCGGCGATCAATGCTTTAACGACGACATCTGTACTCTGACGCCAGTAATTCTCAATCGCAACCAGCAACGGATCGGAACCATTACTGACAGATTGTTCACCTACGCTATATGTTTTTTTCTTCGCGCTATCGGTGATGCATAGCAGCTGGCTGGTCTGGACGGCTCCAGCCTCTGCCGCAATGACCTGCATCGTCAGCGTAGCCAATTTGTTCCCGTCTGCATCAGCGCTGGATGCATAGAACATGGAGAGCGTCAGATCCGTGCGTTGATACATCATTGCTTACCTCCACGGCGATGGCGGGAACGGCGACCACCGGAAGGCGGAGATTGTTGCTCCTGTACCAGCTCACCCTCTAAAGGCTCCTGATCCATTGCAGGTGATGAGGCAGGGGCCGGAGCAATATCATGTGCAATCGTCAGTTTAAGCAGGGGCCGGCCGCCCTGAACATGCTCAAAATGGATGCCATGTACGGCTTCATGCATCCGTGACTGACCATCCGTCTCCAGAACGGTCAAAGCGCCATCAACGTATTCAATTTTGAAATTCTTCATCGGGTTCTCTCTGTTGCTGTTTTCTTGCTGTGGCAGGTCCAGCACAATGACTCGAGATTAAAGTCATCGTCTGTACCGCCATGAGCTTTAGGAATAATGTGATCGACACTTGAGGCTTTCGTGGCAATACCGTCTCGCCTGCAGTTCTGACAAAGGTATTTATCCCTCTTCATGATACGGGCCCGTTTAATTTCCCACGGACGACCATAACCACGTTCCTGCCGAGTTTTTCCAGTCTGATAGTTACGCCAGCCATCACCGGCGTGTTGCTGCCGATGGATCTCACAGTACCCACTGACATCATTCGTTACTGCCGCGCATCCTCTGTGCCGGCAGGGTCGTTTAGCGCGTAGTGGCATTACTTTTTCCGAAGTTAGTGATAACGCAGCCGTTAACACCGTTTTGTGTTATAGGGATGATGCCAGGGTGAACTTGACGCCATATTGACCCCAATAAAAAGCCCCGCATGAGCGGGGCTGTAGATTCAGATAAATGGTTTGGCTACTGGTAGCTATCTGCAAAATGCCCTTCAATCTGAGATCTGACATCAACAGTTTCGTCTAACTTTAAGGAATCATAGCCCTTAATATGGAAATGAGGCTCATATGAATAAATTGTAATAAACGCATATGACCCTTCATCTCCTGAGAAAATCTCATATTTGACGCGAGAAAGACCGGCACCAACTAACATGTATGTATCCAGAAGCTTCTGGGTATTCATCATCCATTCCTTTTCCTTTAAAAATCCTTCTCAGCGTACATGAATTCGATAGATGACGACAGCAATGGATCCTTGCAGACTTCTAAAAACCTCAATATTAGTGAGTCAATACCCATGCAGCCCCCCAAAAATGCCAAAAAATAAAGCGGCAAGCAGCCAGGCAAGCGCAGTCTTCTTCATTAACACTCCGTAAAATGCTATAGACATTGCCAGACACAGCGTTATAAAAATTGGCCACATAGTCAATAACAAAAACAAATAACTAAATAACCCATTATTAATAGTTATATTCACCGCTAACTTAACCCTGACGTTCTAAATATGAGCTGCATCTCATGACACCATACAATCTGTTCTTTCTGGCGAACTATAGCATTCCCAAAGGTACTCAGTGAATGCTTGATGCCTTAGCCGCTGAGCTCCGTTAACTGATTTACAACCGCTACGCTTGTTATATCCGGAGTGTTGTCTAAACTATCAAATGACTTTGCTCTGCCATGACAAAGTCCGTCGTTCTACCCGTGAGCTCAGGGATGAGCCACTTCCTGTAGTATCTGACCTTCCATTTTTTCTCAAAACCAGTAGAAAAACATCCCGCAATCTGACTAAACTCCGACATTGGCTGCCCCTGCAGCACCCCGTCAATTTGTCGGATTTACTCCACGGGGTTTTTTATAACCTGAAGCTGCTGGACAAAGGCCCCAGGAATCCAGCCCACCAGCGGCACATTTCCCCGGTATCCAGAAGCAGGATACCTGAGAGTTGTTATATCCTTCTAACATATGAGGATAGTATTGTGATTAGTTCTATTCAAACGTGAGTTCATCGAGCCTTAATGGTTTTCTTATAAAAGTCTTTTTGCATTCGATAATGAGTATCTGCCCCTCGCACAATGCGCAAAGCACAGGAGAGGATTTATCGGAATCACTGCTTCCACAGGTGTACTCCTTAACTCCATAAAGAGTGCACTCAATCGTGTTATCTCTGACAAGATTGATATGCCCGGCATTCCGTTCACCTTGTAAAATATACTTACTCTGCTTATCTTTTATACCACCAGAGAGAGTCGCCACTCCTTTATCAAAATCACATATGAAAATCTTAAGTCCGCCATCTGATATAAGCACTTCCAATGTCAGTTTGTCACCTGAAGCTGGATCAGACATCCTCGCATAACATTTTCTAACCACAACGCACCTACTTATTTTTAGGTAGAATATAAGCGTGCCAGGGACAGCATTCAACAAGAAAATAACCTATCGGGCTATCGCTTTATAATAAGCCTGCCAGCGGTACTTATCCAATCTCAGTTGCCGCAAGCACTGAGTGCTTTCAATATCAGCCTGCAGATCTTCGTCGCTGTCCTTCGCGGCGTCACTTGCTTTGCACGGGGGGCTCATCAAATCCGGGGATGGAGTTGGCAGCATCGATGGCGCGCTGACGCAGCTGCACAGCATCATCATCAAACCTACATACAATACGATTCGGAGACTGAACATATTTCACCACGTCACGGGTTATTGTTTTGTAGATGACCTTACCCGCTTCGTTAGCAGTAGCGGCCTTTTCCTCTACAGGCTTAATGGTATTCTCGGCCTTCTCTCTCTTCTTTGAAGCCTGAGCATTGATGTGATCAGCGTGAGAACTCCAACCTGAGCGCCACGAAATCACGTTGGAGGCCAGCAGGATTGTTATAGCGATGATAACGGCGGTTAAGCGACTCATCTTTGCTCCCATAAACACACTTCGCGCTCAATCTCCCTACGGGTAACAAGTCCCTTCCACTGCTTACCTTTGGCATAAGTCCAGCGACGTAGCTGATCACATGCCCCTTTCTGGTCACCCTGGTTGATTCTGCGCAGTAGCGTTGAGGTCCGAAAGTTACCAGCGCCGACGTTATAGGCGAACGAGTACAGAGCCCCACGCATCGTTTCGGGGATAGGCTTCTGGATGTATGGGTCAATCTGGCGGGCAACGGTGTTCAGGTCTTTACTAAGCAGCGCGCGGCATTCAGCCTCGGTGTACCTCTTACTGAGCATGATGTCTTTGCCAGTGTGGCCGTAGCAAACCGTCCAGACACCAACCACATCCTGATAGGGATCGTATCGCACACCCTCAAGGCCATCGTTACCGGTCGGGCCAGTGATGAGCGCTGAAGCAATGGCTATGGCTCCCCCACCGACGGCAGCTATAACGCTATTCCTCAGCCTTGTTGACATAGCCATTGAGTCGGTCCTCTCGTTCTTTTCTTCGGTAATACCAGTTCACGCCGCAGGTAATAACGGTGCATGTGATACCGACAATGATTGCCCAGTCACTCAGGGTCAGCCCTGCAATTTTGTCGGCCAAAATCCATACCTCTGTTTTAGCTGTGTCAGCGTATGCCTTTGCGGAGACACCGCAGCCCGTCAGTGCGGTACCGGTGCCGTAGGAAAGTCTGCTGTATATGGTGCTCATTCTTGTCATAACCTCACCTCCGCTGATTACGGATGGCGCTGTGTGCATGAAGGGGTCAGGCCCATCGGGCTGATTTGACAACGAGCCGTATCGATGATGATTCCCGTGAGCCTGAAAAAAGAAAGGCCACGCAAAGCGCAGCCTTCAAACGATGTTTTCCTTTGGTTACTGAATCGCCTGATTGATGGCGTAAAAAAGCCCGCCGTGAGGCGGGCACAAAGTAGGCATTCTAGGTAGTAACGAAACGAAGGCATCCCTAATAGTCCGAGCTACCGATTTACCAGGAAGCATTCACTTTTGCCGTTACGTTCTATAAACATAGAAGGGCAACCGCAAAAGTAAACCCACTATGAAATATTCAATATGCTTAGTGACAGTGTGGTGCCGGGTGCCTCCCGGTGAGCATGCCCCAGTCGGCATGGCCCGCGCTGCATTTACAGGTTTCTGTAACTGACTGGTCGCCCCTCCGCACAGGGGGATTCACCACCTGAATAATTTATGATGCAAACATTCAAAGTGTCAATATCTGACCATTCCGCCAGCGCCTCTGCCATAATATAAGCCAGCAACAGCCCCACTTAAATTGTATGCATTCTAATACTTGAAGCTATTGCAAAGCCCTGACTCAATGTAGCACTCACTGATATCAGGTAAATACAAGGTAAGTAAAATGCTATCTACTGATAACCAAAGAATTTCAGAGATTTTTGAACGTTTGGCAGAAATAGCAGCTAAAACTGCTGAATTAACAAGCAACCCTAATCTATCCCCTGCTCAAAAGCAGGCAGCATGTGACAGTTACTTTAGCGAACATGATCAGTTAACAACCGAAGCCCTAGAGATCTTCAAAAAAATCACTAAAAATCCTCAGTGAATGCTGAAGCATGTGAGATTGCGTATGCAATACGACGATATGACAGGGGTATTGATGCAGCACATCTCGCGAATACCCCTGTCGTATCGCCGGAAAGCAAAAACCCCGCACGGGCGGGGTTTTCGTTATATTCAGATTGTCGCTTTTTGTCGCTGCCGAGTTGCGCAGCTCTGCCAAGCATGAAGGAATTATCTAACTTTCTGGCCCATTTTCAATACCAAAAAGGCAACATAGCACTTTTTGCTAATCCGCATGAATCGCCTTATGAACAGAAAGGAAAGCTTTTGCTCTGAATATTTCAAGGCACCAGCGCACTCTTTTCCGGGCCTCACTGTCTGTTAACCATGGAGCCACCAGCTGTATTTCCCGTGTTATGTCTGAGATTTTTTTGCGGGTGGTGTAATAGTTAACGCCAACGAGATAAACAGGATCACCCGTTTCAAATATCGCCAGTACACATCGTTCAACAAATTCAACATCATCCTCAGTGATCGCAGCGTCAATGACGACCGTTGCAGGCTTCGGCCACAAAATGGCATGCGCCCTGCTTAATGCCTGCCGCCCGCGATACCCTTCACTTCTTGCCTGCTCAATTGCTGCCGTAAAGCGTTCTAATGCTTTATCTGACCAGTGATTACCCTTCATGCCTCGCCAGCATGAATGTCCTGATGGTTTACGTGGGGCAGCACCTCCTCTCATCCCTTCCCCCCAAACAGTAAGCAGAGATTTTATCCAGGCGGACTGAATGCCATTAAGGGGAGTGAATCGGCCCAGCCAGCTTTTGCGCGGGGCGGCGGCCACTGTTTCTAATCCTGCACGGTGCAGACGGCGTTGACGTGGTGTCATTCTGTTCTTCTCCTTACTACGCCAGAACGCCGAGCGCGTATGCCCGGTCCAGCAATTTAATAATCAATACCGGTTGGGTGCCGTATTCACGCTCAAAAGCGGCAGGGTCATGGTGCAAAGCACGGTGGTGCTTGCGGCATAATGGGATCGTAAAAACATCGTGGGCCTTGGTGCCTACGCCGCCCTGCCCCCAGCCAATAAGATGGTGTGCATCATCTGCAGGCTGCCCGCAGCACATACACGGCTGTTTTTTAACCCATGAGATAAAGTCAGCTGATAACCATCGGCTCCGCTTAGGTCTCGCGAATAGTGTCGCCGGTGCAACAGGATCGACGTATACAGGAACCAGAGGTTTGCCCGGCGTTGTTATTGCCGTCGGCTTGATTGCTTTTTCGAGACGGGGAGAAAGAATGCTGGTGGCCGATACCGACGGAACAATTTCACTCTCCCTGTAAACCGATTTAATGCCATCGTCTTTAATACGCAGGGATCGGCGCGCCATTTCTTCTGTAATTTCATCGCCAATCCCGGCGCCAACCGCCCACCAGCATAGCTCCGCCAGTGACAATGAGCGCTGAGCGTCCAGACCAAGCGCGATGCGGGCAGTGTCGATTACCCAGTCAGCGTTGTTAACACCTACCAGCTGATCGAGGGTTTGTTCCGTTTGGTTTTTCAGCTCATTATCACAGTGCCAGCATGCGATTATTACACCCGTCGAATGGAGAAACGGGACGAGCTCATGGTGATGGTAATCGGAATGTGTCCACTGACAGTTTTTAACCTGCCGGCGCAACCATGACTCTAAAGCGCTAACACCACCAGCCGCAGTGATAACAGCTTTCTTCATGAAAAATGGTCTGATCCCCATATCATCCCGCAACGGCTGCCGGGCATCAGGAAGACGTCCACTGGGTATCTTTTTCATGCTTGCCGGAGGTATTTCAACAAGAACCCGGCCGGCACCGAATAACGGCATTAATTCACTACCCGGCTTAAGCAGCACAATTCCAAGATGGCGTGCAATATCCACGTTAAGCAAAGCTCGCATCAGTCCCTCCACATCTTCTGTATGTAGGTCCTGTCAATCCGTGGCGGCTTCTTCGATTCCGGCAACAACACGCGGATCTCCCACGATGCAAAGTCTCTGGATAAGCTCTTCTCAACCACACAGTTATTTTTACGGTATCGCTCCACCAGCTCTGTAGCCTCAGCCTCTGAAAGCTGCTCGTGTAAAAACCAACTTTTCTTCATGGCTGATCACCGAACAGTCGCAAAAACTCAATCGCTCTTTCCCGCGCTCCGGGTTCTTCAGCGATCATTTCCTGCAGCAGCTGCACGGCGAGCATAGGCTCCTTTCGCCCGACGATGGAAATTCCTCTGGAAACACGGCGAGAGAGTTTTATAAAATTTTTTCTCTCTAACGCACGCAGATGCAACAGGACAGCATTAGACGAGCTAACGCCGAGCATATCGGCCAGCTCAGATAGCGTAGGTGGGTAGCCATGCTGATTGATGTAGGCCACCAGCAGATCGAAAACTTCCTGCTGTCGAAAAGTTAGTTTTGAAGACGAAAGCAAACCGGCGCTCGATGAAGGAGCACCAGTCTGATGGGATTTTGATACTTCGGGGGTTTGCGTCATGGTTTCTCTCCGCGACGCAGCAGGTATAGGTTGTTCAGGCCTATGACGGGATTGTAACAGAACCAGGGGGAACCTGGTAACCAACTCCAGACTTAGCCTTTTCAATCATCTGTGAAAAAAGAGAGAGAGTCCCCACGATCTCATCCGGCTGCAAAGGCATAAACGAAACAGTGTCGCCGCGCCGGTACATCAGAGCGCGCTCACACACAGGAAAGGATGTCAGACGAGCAACGATCACCCCATCGTCGCATCTGATAATTGCATAGCCGGTGTTCGGCATTTCTTGTTTTTTACTCACAGCAAAATCCTCAAAATAAACCAGGCAAGCCACTGGACCTCAATTTAACAGAACCAGTCATCAGCGCTTTCCCAGGTGTCCTGCAGGATTTCCTCTACACGTTTTTTATCTCCGTCCATTCCACCAAGCACGGTCAACCCATCAGAGCTGGCCCGACGAATCACAAGACTGCAGTTATTAAAGTTTTGATCCAATCGCCGCAGTAGCTCCTTCTCAAGAGCAGGCACAGCGCCATCCGGCAATTTTTTTTGGCGATCAATTGTGATTTCCACTTTCATAACTAGCTCCTAATGCAAATACTGTATAAATAAACAGTATACTCGTTAGGTGAAATGTTCAAGCGTTTAATGCCACTTTTCGCTAACCCATGCTCATGTTTAGATTGATCTTTTCTGCACAAAGGACGAAATCCGCTATCACAGGGATACAGTCATTTTTGTGATGATCAACACCGTTGATAAGAAACGTTGCTACCTCTGGCGCTCCAGATTCCGCTCTTGGCACAGAGCGGACAAACTAACTGATTTGGAGGTCCGCTATGAGCGAAAAGCGGAAGTTTGCCCCTTTTGTCGTCGTTGATGAGGTTTTAACGATCCAATATATCGGCCAAATGGCAGCTAGTCAGGATGCAAAACGAGTAGGTATTGAATGCCTTCTGGTTAGGCCTGACAAAATCCCTAGGGGAAAGTATCAACCTTTGGTCTTTCTGATTACTTAATGAAAGAGGGCTTTAGGCATCTTTTTTATGATAATTTCCGGCAAACTCCTTTTTTTGTTTATATAAAAACTATAAAATTGGATTCAACTCATCCAATGGGAGTATTTAATATGGCAATAAATCAAAAGGACATCAAATTGTTGTGGGGGCGTTCCGGAAATCGATGTGCAATATGTAAGACAGAGTTGACGCAGGATAAGAACTCCGTTAATTCTGCATTTACATTGGGGGAACAGGCTCATATTATTGGAGAGAAGGAAGATGCGGCTCGAGGAAAATCGCATTTAACTCTGGATGAAAGAAATAGTTATCACAACCTTATTCTCCTTTGTCCGAATCATCATACGGAAATTGATAGAAATGTAGAAGATTGGCCAGTCGAAAAACTCTATAACGTTAAGTCGGTACATGAGTTATGGGTTTCAGAGACTCTTAGTAGAGTTGAAGATAAATTTTTTCTAGCTAAGCAAGTTTCAGTAACTTCAATAATTGACTCCGCAGTAAAATATTGTCGTTTAGAAAATTGGCAAAATTGGACTAGCTTTGCATTATCACCAGATCCTACATGGCCTAAAAATTTACCCGATGATATATTTGAATTTCGGCAAAAAGTCATTTCTGCTATATGGCCTGAGGAGTTTGATGAACTGCGGAGAGCCACAGAAACATTTTCCATAACCCTTAACATAGCCGCTCAAATTTTCATGAGGCACTCTAATCTTTATGAGGATACTTATTATCCAAATAAATTTATAAAACTGGTGGCTGGAATATTAATTATGAAGAAGATGTTGAAATATATAAGCAATGGATTCAAGAATGTCATGATTGGTTAGTGGAAGCTACAAAATCAGCTAATTGGTTTGCTGATGTTGTTCGTAGAGATATTAATCCCATGTTCTTTGCAGAGAAAGGTCGATTCTTAACTATGGAAGGTGATATTCTAGGTTTTCAGGCTAAATTACATGTTTATACCAAAGAACAAAGAGATTCACTGCCTGACTCACTTGATCTCTAATTTAATTATGAATGTAATTTATTATCGGTTTCATACGCAGTGATGATGCCTGCTACTGGCTCAGAGCGGAAAGGCTGGGATATGTCAGGTCTGCTTTGAGCGAAATATAGTCATTCGCACCCTGAGAATTACATTTTTAAGTGATTCAGGGTATGCGCTTACTGGTTACGAATATTGAGCGAGAATCACGTGATGATCGCCGCTTTTCTTTCGAGCCAGTAGGTGCTCCACGTTCGCTAACGAATACTCAGGGCATGCAGATAACTGCTGGCTATATTTCTTTCGAAGAGCGTGGAATGCATACCAATCCCCGATGAAAGGAGTTGGTGATGACTGCGACTAATCAATTTGCTGCACACGTTGGTCTGGACTGGGCAGATAAAAAACACGATGTCTGTGTTCAGTTTAAGAACGGCGAACGTGTATTCCATGTGATTGAACATACAGCAGAAGCGCTTGACGTCTGGCTTACCGAGTTACATCAGAAGGTAAAAGGCAGGATCGCTATAGCTCTCGAACTGAAGAAGGGCCCCGTGGTGTATGCTCTTCAAAAATATCCGTTTATCACCGTTTTCCCTGTCCACGCTTTGTCCCTGGCTCGTTACCGGCAGGCCTTCTCACCCAGCGGCGCAAAAGATGACCCACAGGATGCTGAGCTGGCATTAGAGTTAATGCTGCGCTATCCCCAAAAGATAAAGGCCATTGAACCCGATAATGCGGATATTCGCTTACTTCAGCAACTGGTTGAGCAGCGTCGTCAGCTGGTTGAAGATAAACGCCGTTTTGTGAACCGGCTAATCAACTCACTCAAACAGTATTATCCTCAGCCCCTGGAGTGGTTCTCACATCGGGGTAGCTTGCTATTGTGTGAACTGATTATACGATGGCCCAGTCTGCAACAACTAAAACGAGCCAGGCGAGACACGATCCGCAACTTTCTCAATGCCAAAGGTGGCCGCGCAATGGCCCTTACCGAGCAGCGTGTTGTGAGTATTGATAACGCCATCCCGTTGACAACAGACCCGAGTGTTATAGAGGCTAATGCTTTGATGGCAACAGCACTGGCGACGCAAATTAAAGTCGTGAGTGAAATCATCAAAACCTATGACGAACGAATCGAAACGCTGTTTGACACATTGCCAGATGCGGGGCTGTTCAAATCACTTCCTGGAATGGGCCCATGTATGGGCCCACGGATGCTTGCCGCACTAGGTGATAACCGCGACCGCTTCAACAGCGCCGAAGAAATTCAAAACTACGCTGGCATCGCGCCAGTAACCGAGCGAAGTGGCCAGAAATCCTGGGTACACTGGCGTTGGCAGTGCGCGAAGTTCGTCCGACAGACATTCGTGGAATGGACTGCGAAGACGGTTAACTCATCGTACTGGGCCAGACTTTATTACCTAGGTCAGCGAGAAAAAGGGAAATCGCATCAATCGGCTATACGGGCTCTGGCGTTTAAATGGATAAGGATCATTTACCGCTGTTGGAAGACCAGAACCCAGTACGACGAAGCGAAATACTTGCTGGCACTGGAAGCGCGACGCTCGCCCTTACTGAAGCCATAAAAAGCTTGTCGAATGTCTCAGGGCGTGAAGCGGACGTTGAGGCACCTGATAGATCGTCTCAATTTTCAACTTTTCAGACCCGTAGTGTCTGGAGGAGCAAATCGTACAAACTATCCACTGTAGGAGAACCCTGAGAAGCACGGCTTCTGAACAATGAGACTTCCATCGGTTCAAGGTGACCTGTCCCCAGTGTTAGATACAGCCGTCAGTTAGTAATGTCGTTTTCTTTAACTCCACATTTTCAATTTTGCCACTATGCTGCAAACTCCGATTATCTTACGCTGATCGTGCCGAGTCGTGGGATTCAATGCGGCATTTAATGTGTTAGGCTCTATGAATGGTTCTTGTTCCTCTTTACTTCTTACAATAGACTGTGAGGTAGTCCCGCATGATGTCCAGCTCTGGAGCCTACGGGCCACCAAAGAGTAGGGACACAACTGAGAAGAGAACTGTTATCTGATATAGGTTGTTTAGTTCAAAAGATGAATGCATGATATAACCTATCTATATCGCCTTTGAAAGTGAGAAAAAAGTGGATAGATTGTACGAACTGGGAAAAAGATTTGATAGATTATTATACATGAGTATTGTTGTTGTTATTTTTAGTTTCCTCACCTGCTCTTTATTAATCACATTAAGCAGCCAAAATCTATTTGCTTTAATAACCTCATACAAAGATATAAAACAGCAAATTGAAACAAAAAGAATTAAAATAGAATTTATCGAAAAACAAATTGCAGCTATTAATGAAAACGTGTCGGATATTCTAGATTTTCGAAAAAGAATTAATAAATCAGAGGGGAATACAGCAAGCTATAAATCAAGAATCGAAAATGAATTTTTTTCCATTAGAAAAAAAACAATAAATGAGAGCTTGATTGAAATAGACCTTGATGAGGTGAACTCAATTAACGAGTTAAATTACTTCATGTACAATCTGTTGAAAAAAGAGATTGAAAAATCAAGTATGGGTTATATTGTAAGGGATAAAATAGAATCAGCTCTCCCTGAAAAAAATAAAATCGCAAACTATCATGATGCAATGAACTGGTTGGATGAAAAAATAAAGGACGAGAGTAATTCAAAAATAGAGATAGTCAATATAGAATCAACCTTAATTATCCCATTTAAAATAGGTGACATGGCATCTAGTGTATCATTGATAAGCATTGCAAAAATAGCTAGTTATGTTATGCCTGTATTCATGGTTTTTTGGTTTGGTTCACTGTTCGTCACGCGGAGAATAGAGATGATGAATCTTATTAAAATAAAGGATGTATCATTGATATACCCACATATTTTTAATATTTTCTCAGTAGACACAACAAAATCTCAAGATTTTAATCTTTATCTCTTAGGCGATGAAAAGATAAGAAAGCAAGTAAACTCCTCTATATTCTTAATAAAAATAATAAAAGGCTTTTTATTTATATCATTAGCACTCGCAATGTGTGGGCCATTGTATTATGGCGAAATTGTTTACCTGATGAACTACAATACAACCTCCCTGTCGCTATTTATTGTTTTACTTTTTTGTATGACAATAAATATAATTCAAGTAGTTGGGTATGTTTACTTGGAGTCAATTTCATCTAATGTTATTTACAGAATAAAAAATGGTGAAGTTGATGGGTATGAACTTAATTTTTAATGTAAAAATAGCTTCTTTTGCTAATATTTATTTCCACTCATGGCTCTCCTAAAGAGAGCCTCCCCCTCCTTAACTTTTACTTCCTGTAATTGATTGAATTTCTAACTCATGGGTTTTCTCTACAAAGTTACGCTCAACTAAGGAGGGAAGAGATTCCTCCCTGTGTCAATAGCATCCATGCCGAAGAAATTCTGTGCCTGTATGTCGATGAGCCCTGCCATGGTAAAGGATTTGCACAGGCACTGATGCAAAGTGCTTTGCTGAATTTGAGGGATCCTGTTTGGTTAGGTGTCTGGGAACATACCAAGGGCAATCGCTTTTTACCGTAAGCTTGAGTTTGCCGAGGTGGGTGAGCATATTTTCAGGTTGAGTCAGACACGCAGAGAGATATCATTATGAAACGCTCAAATTACGCTAGCTGAACATACATTTTGACGTCCGCTTTTGGCACTCAGCGGACATCTCAGCTTTGCCTCATCCCGGAATATTTGAACTTAGCTTTGACATCCCGTACCAGATGCTGTTGATTCCATTTTAGGCATAATCAGCACCTCGTCGCATTGCGCAGGCAGCGGTTACGCATTTTGGCAATCAACCAGAGTTCGTTTGCTGTTGTAGTCATCCCAAGCATCGATGTGTAAACAGTCGCAGCCCGGCGCCACAGCTTTTTGTCTTCCAGCGTCTTCGCTAGGGCCAGTGCGTCCTTGATTTTTTTCACATCCTCTTCAGATAATTGTGTTACAGCCTGCGGCAGGGCAACATCGGGAACCTCAACGCCTGCAACAACTCGGTAGACATACTGGCAACCGTTATGGGTACGATGGAGTTTTCCCGCGGCATGGAGCTGCCGCAGCAAGTTACCTGCCGTACTGGCTTGCAAGTCCAGCGCATCGCAGACATCCTGCAGGACGCATTCTGGCGTCCGGCTAACGATGGCAAGCACCATCTGCGCTTTGGTTACTTTGGTTTTTGATTGTTTGGTCATGGTCAAAACTCGTTTACTTGGTTAAACCTGCCGCCTTGCGGCGTTTGTACTCTTCCATCAGAATCTGCGCTGGCGTCGGTCCTGCTGGATGTCTCGGTGCTGCCAACTGCTGACGAATTGGCGGAATCGAAAACCCGTTAGCCAGGTGTTTGGTCCATTTCGTGAGTAAGTTTTCTGCCAGTTTTTTCAGCTCTCCCTCCGTCAGGTTCCTCTCAACTCCGGTTCTGCGCATCTCAATGCAAATGTGATAGAGAACATCCTGTTTCCATGGGTATTTGTCGCTGCCCGAGTATCGGTAAGACTCATTCCTCCAGCGCTTGTATTCAGCCATCACAGCTTCGGATGTCAGGTTGAATGGGTTGGCTCCACTCGCCGAAACCAGCGCAACGAATTCAGCCAGATCCGGTGGCCATGTGTTACCCGTGGCGCAGCGCTCCATGCACTGGCGGCAGACCAGGGTAATCTGGGCATCACTCATCGTTCCAATCTGGGCAATCCACATATCCGAGGGTGCCGCCCCGTTCTTCTGGGTCCACCGGTTCGAGAATATCTCCCCCATGACCGTCCATAGCCGCCATGCCGTATCCGCCGCCAGCAAGTCCGCGTTGCTTCTCCCAGAGCTCTCTGGCTTCCTGAATTTGCTGGACTGCCCGGGATGCGGTGTTAACTGATTGAATTCTTGCATTGCCGTTACCTCCGGTTGCTGGTTGTGGTTTGGATTTGGCTCTGGCACTTATCACGCTGCGGGCAAATTTCTGCTCCCATTGAATCTGAGTGAACACTTTCCCCTCGGATTTCCAGTACGCGATGAACTCTGCCAGCTCTGTCGGCAGGTATGCCGGTTCGGGAAGCGCTATACCCCAGGTAGCAGCCAGCCGCGGCCAGTCCTGTGACGGCAGCCAAAGGTCGTGCATGGTGAATTTCCCGATCGGAATATCCACTCCAGGCAGATACTGAGGTTGCTGGGTAAAATTTCTCTCCTGCGCATAGAGAGTGGGGTTTGATCCTTTTCCCTTCCCTTCCCTTCCTTTTCCGTCAGTGAGTCCTCCATGAGGATTCACTGAGTCCTCACTGAGCACTCCTTGATTAGGAGCTCTCTTTTCTTCCTTTCCTGCCTTAGACTCAGTGAATTCTGGCGGAAGAGGTATTTTTGAGGCCGAAGGCCTGTTTATTTTTTGATGCTTAAGGAAACCTTTAATCTGCAAATAGCAGACATCATTCACTGAATACTCAGTGAGTAATCCATGAGTAATCAGTTCCTGTATTAGTGGTTCGCAATCGAGCGCGTCCGCAGGGAAGATTTGCATCTTCAACCGTTTTGGCGAACGCTCAAGGCATCCCATATCGTTGGCGAAGTTGAACAACCCGATAAACAGGAGACGCGCTGGAATTGAACATTCCACCACCTTCTCATCTGTCCAGAATTCAGGTTTAACTGTTCTGATGCGGGCCATCTGAAACCTCTTATTAACCAGCTGGTGCTGGTGGTCATTGTCAAAACTCGATTAGAAAAACTGCGGCGCTACGGCGCTGATGCTCGCCAGTAGTGGTCCCGCCGCATCTGCAGGGAGCATGTTAAAAAGTGCAATTGCAGCTTCCCGTATTTCACGCTCTAGTTTCTGCAGAGGTGCGCCAAGTAACTTGGCCTGGTGCGCTTCGCTGCATTCTTTGATTGCATTGGCCACCAGCTCAGTTTCAGTTAAGCCATGTTTTAGGCCATGTTTGCGCGCGATCTCTATCGGCATTGCATCAGCGATCGCCGCCGAAAGCTGGATGACATAACTGGTGTACTTCTCTGAACCGCCCTCGTTTTTCAGGTAGCGATACAGATTTTGTTTATTGACGCTGATACCGCGCCCGTTTTGTTTCTCCCACTGTTCGGCCACCAGCTGCGCGACGTGGTCTTGCGCACGCCCAGGTAATGAGGACTCCCATTCCTGAACGGCGGCCAAAATGGCTCGGCATTTCTTGCCGTCACGCCGACGGGGCAAATACTGATTTTCCGTTTTCAGTTGCATACTCATCACCGGAGTATGATTTTCAAAAGAGGTGGTTTGCATGGTCACTCCTTAGGTATTCCATCTGTCGGATTCGGATATAGATCAGGACGTAATTCATGAGGCGTAACGCCCGTTGCATTAAAAACCTGTAAAACTCGCGATGAAGGCACAATACCTTTTGTTTTCCACTGACTTACTGCCATGCCGCTTACTCCAAGCGTTGATGCTAATTTATTGGCTGAGCCAGCTACTCGAATTGCGTTATCAAGGGCTGTCATATCTATCTCCTCGTTAAGTTAGGCGTAATAAAGCATAGGTTTATATTCAATGCAAATTTTTAATTTATTGTGACTATAAACTAAACCTTTACAATGGGCTTATGAAAAACACTGAAGAACTCAACAACCAACTGATTGCTCGTTTGGAAGAAATTACTCAAAGAGGGATCAGCAAGGCGGATATGGCTCGCATTGCTGGAGTTACACCTCAAGCGGTGAATGGGTGGTTTAAGAAAGGAGTAATCAGTAAAAAGTCCGCAATTGCCCTCGCGGAAGCTGCCAATGTCTCTGTAACTTGGTTGCTTGGAGAGAAAGTATCTGAAGATTCAGGCCTCAAGCCAAATGAGAGCAAAATGTTACGTCTGTTTAGGCAGTTACCTGAGGCTGAACAAGAGAGAATGATCGATACCTTTGAAGTCCGCCTAAAAGAAATCGATGATTATGTTGAGAAATATCTCCGTGGTCGATTTAAGGCTAGCGACACTAACTAACATCTCTGATCTCCCCCCATGAAACCGGCAAATGCCGGTTTTTTTTTGCCTGCCGCGCAGCCTCAATCACTCCAACAGCTCCCCTGTCTCGATTAAAGCAAAAGTTTGCATCTTCATAAATCTAATGTTGACATCAAACATAAACCAATGCTTTAATCATTCCATCGCAGCAAGTCATCGAGGCAGGAAGCCCACGTAGTAGCTGCCGGCGGCATACGAAACACCGGATGAGATGACGACCAGAAGAATTCGCAGCAGGTTTAAACGTTCCGCCGGCCGGCGTTACAGGCATGAGGTAGGACATCACTATGAGAATAGATATATCCAAGATAGGGAAAATTTACTTTTTACTCGTCTCCCCAATCAAACTTTCTGTCGCGCAGGATTTGGAGGCCCGATTCGGAGACCGCGTAATCATTGCAGCTTTTGGTACTGATATCACGTCCATGGGCCTGGCACCAGGTGATGAAATCGTAAGTGCTGGCTACCACCTTCACAGCCTGGATACCGCTGTTTTCGTAGCGCTCCACCATGCTATCGGTGCGGATACGCCAGTCGTGGTAGTCAAAGGGAAGGACGTAAGCATCTGAAAGGATTTTTTGGAATTCTTCATAGTGAGCGGGATTTTCGTACCAGAAGACAGGTATAGGGCTACGAGAGATTTTGCTCTCTTTTATTTGGCTGTGTGAGAGCGCCAAGAATACCACCGAGCCTGAAGTGGTGAAAAGACAGTAGGTGAGCCTCTCCCGAGAGGCGTTACCAAAGCCAGATTAAGCGCTGGTTTTGGTATCCAGGCAACACCAATCACCACACAGTGGTTGGGAACCATAAAACGTTCTGCTACCCGGCGAAAAGGGTCAAAGTTTCGCTTGCCAGAGTGCCAGGCAAAAAAAGCGCCCCGATGGACGCTTAGCTCTTTAACAATCTGGATATCTTTAACATCAGTAGCTGGCTGGAGGTGCAAAATCTGTATCAAACACATTCTTACAGGAGGGGCATCTACTTTGATTGAAACTCGCATACATACTCACCTGTTGACGTTGAGGTTGCAGTATAGATACTTTATTTGCAGCAAAACAATGTGGACAAAGATGCACGGTTATTTCCGTATCACCCACAATCTGGTCCTTGGAATACACCAGAGAACCAGAATCCAATTTATTCAGAAGATAACCTTCAGTCTGTCTTTTAAAATCTTCGAACTCTGCAATTTTTGCTTTGAGATGCATTACCTCTTCATCACGAAGGCGAATAGCATCGCCAAGAGAGAAGCATTCAGCCTGAAGAGTAATTAGTTTGTTCTGGAGATCGATGGTTGCAGCTTTAACTTCTGCATCAGTCTTTGCGTCATTAATAACTTTAACAAGACCCGCAGTCTCTTTGATAGCGGTCATAGCCGCAGATAATTCAGCTATCACTGTAAATACTCTTTTTTGTTGTTGGGGATATCCAGATTAAACGAATCCTTGTTGTTGGGGAATAGCCAGGATCCACCGAGCCTGAAGTGGTGAAAAGACAGGCATGACGACTAGTAGGTTTTGCAATGCGGTGAATGCGGCTATGCGCACGCGGCACAGTTAAAAAATAAACATGGCGGTTATTCACATGTTGTGGGGAAAAAGTTGTCGGCGGTAGTTGTTAACTGGCTGCCGTCACCGGGAGGCACCCGGCGCCGCATTGCAAAACCACATCCTAATACTGAGTAAACTGGAGATAACTATGAAGGATTTTGCCCGAGTACCTACCGGGAACCAGGCGACCCGCCTGAACTGGTTCGAGGTGAGGCTACGCCAGCTGTGTTACTTGCTGGCGCAGAAAGGAAACCCTGAGGCTGAGGTATGAATACCCTGTTTGCCCTTGTCATCAGCGTGTGTGCTCTCACTGGTGAATGCTCTGATGTTCTGATCGGTGTTTATCCATCAGAGGCCAGTTGCAACAGCAACGCCGATGAACAAAAAGTACAGGGCCAGTGCCTCCCCTACCGAAAGGCACAAAAAACGGCTGACGACCAACAGCCTGCTGTGGGTTTTTAATCGAATTTTGACCAATGGCTTACCAGCCTAATGCCCGGTGCACAGGGCATTGTGATGGTAATACCGCCATCGTAACCAAACAGGAGGCGAGGCCTGTTCTGGTTAAATTGGAAAAATTATCTTTGCCCGCCCAAGGCGGGCCTTTTTCCGGAGGCTTTATGTCAGCTAATGATCTGGCATTGAAATTCAGTAACACACCAGCTGAGCAACTCATTGGTATCCTGCCGGTCCTCGAGGTGAAAGAGGCACTGCGTGATGAAGTTGAAGAGGATGTTTTAGACGAAGTATGGACTGAACATAACTTCGAAATGGAAGCCATGGGCGAACAAGTCGATGAAACGGCCAGGCTTGCAAGGAAGTTTGAGCTGATTGCCGAATCCTTTGGAACAGCAATAAAACTGGCTCTTACGCAGCAGCATCAGGAAGCGCAAGCAACCTTGATAAAAGTGCTAGAGGAATACCCTGGTTACGGCAAAGAGCCTGCAGAAGCCTCATAAAGCACAAAACCCGCGCAAGGCGGGTTTAGTACCCGGTCAGCCGACCAAAGCTTTCCGGAATCGAGTTTTGACCAATGACCACCACCAGGGCGGCTGCCATCAGCTGCCGGGTATCTTACAATCCAAAGGAGCCCAAACGCAATGAACAACTACCCGTATCTCATTAAAGCTAAGGCAAAAGCAAACGAAGCGAAAAGTCTCTTCTGCTGGTTCTCTGCTAAATCCGATTCTCGCGCCGAGCGCAAAATTCGATAACTCTATTCTGCGTTCTTCTTACGATTGCATTGCTGAAGATTATCCGTGGGAATACTGGAACGATCGGGACGTACGAACAATGTTAGAGCTCGGCCAGGTCATTAGCTTCGACCCCAAAACAACGATCCCGTTTGAAGGGTCTCGTCACAATGCCCTCGCTGATGCTATTCATCAGGCCCGCTATGTATCAGCGATCTGGCAGCGAATAATTACCGGCAATCAGGTGCTGCAAAAATTGATGCAAGACTGATTTTTTATTTTCAGATACTGGCCCAGCAATGGGCCATAATGAGGTAAAACATATGCTCCAGATGTTAACCCTTGAAGAGTGGGCAAACGAGAAATACAGAAGCAATCCTCCAAGCGTTTCCACTCTCAGGAATTATGCTAAACAGAATATGTTTTCTCCCCCAGCCAAAAAAGAAGGTCGATTCTGGCGCGTCAGGGAGGATGCTGAGTTGGTCGGTACATTGACCACTCCTGTAGTAAAGAAAAGCGACCCTGTTCTTTTGCAGAGGATTTTGAACGATGGCTGCCAGACCACGTAAAAATAATATATCTATTCCAAATTTATACCCGCTCTTCAGTAGAAAGGTGAATAAAGTATACTGGCGTTATAAGCACCCGATAACTGGTAAGTTTCATAGTCTAGGAACAGATGAAGCAGAGGCCACGGCAATAGCTATTGAAGCAAATAAAAGACTGGCGGAACAACAAACCCGCCAGATAATGGCAATCACTGACAGAATTTCCGCCAGCTCAGGAAAATCAATATCAACTAACACTTGGCTTGAACGTTACTGGAAGATTCAGCAGGAAAGATTAAAGTCCGGAGATATTAAAGAAAACACTATCAAACAAAAAGCAAAACCAGTATCTCTGCTTAAGGAGCGGGTAGGAATGAAATTAATATCCGCTGTCAATGTTCGAGATGTTGCGCAAATTCTTGATGAATATTTAGCGGAGGGACAACCCAGAATGGCTCAGGTCATTCGCTCTGTCCTAATAGATGTTTTTAAAGAAGCTCAGCATGCGGGAGAAGTACCTCCTGGTTATAACCCTGCACTAGCAACTAAACAACCTCGTAGAAAGATCACTCGCCAGCGCCTCACTCTTGAGGAATGGCAAAAGATTTTTGATATAGCCGATGAAAATCACAAATACATGGGGAACGCCATGCTTTTAGCCATAGTAACAGGACAGCGACTAGGTGATATATCCCGTATGAAATTCTCAGACATCTGGGACGATCATCTACACGTTGAGCAAGAGAAAACCGGAAGCAAAATCGCTATACCATTAGCTCTGCGTTGCAACGCAATCAACTGGAGCCTCCGAGATGTAATCAGTCGTTGCCGGGATTATGCAGTAAGCCCTTATTTGGTTCATTTCTTTAGAACCACCTCACAGGCTGAGCGAGGAGCACAGGTGAAACCCAGAACACTGACCATGAATTTCAGCAAGGCAAGAGACAGTGCAGATATTGACTGGGGACAAGGTACACCGGCAACTTTCCATGAACAAAGATCGCTTTCCGAGCGGTTATATAAAGCCCAGGGTATAAACACGAAAGATTTACTTGGACATAAAACTCAACAACAAACGGATAGGTACCATGATGATCGAGGGAAGGGGTGGACAACTGTGGCCTTATGA